ATGCGGCCGGCGCCTGAATTCGGGACGTTGCCCTGCAGCGTGATGCCGTCAGCAGGGTTAGTGCCGCCGATCATCGACTGGCCACCAGCGCGACCCAGGGCGAAGAAGTAGTTGATGTGATCGTCGTCGGCCAGCCCTGTCAGGCCACCGTGATCTACGCCGATCGCGCCATTGGCAAACGTCACCGACTGATCCTCGTTGATGCTCATGGCGAGCAGCGCCGTGTCGCTCAGGTCAGGCGTGGTGTAGAAATCCATCTGACCGGGCAGCGATGTCGGGCTGACCGTACCACCAGCAGGCACGATGACGTTGATGAAGGCCGCGATGTCGTAGTGCGTACCTGACCAGCCGAGATGCGACTGCTGCGACAGCACATCCCCTGCTTGGACCGCTACGTGAGCCGAGGTCTCTCCTCGAGATCTGGCGAATGCGATGTTGCTGGCAAACGTGTCCGAGTGCCGGTGCATTATCAGCATTCCCTGATTCGGGCCGCCGAGCTGGTTGATCTTGGTGACAGCGTCGAAGTTGACGCCCTGCACAAGAATGCCGCCCTGCTCGAGGCCGGGATTTCCGATCGAGAAGTTGGCCGCGAATACCGAGGGGCTGCCATCCCAGACCAGAGTGCCGGCGTCGTAGTTCGAGCCGTCATCCTGATAGAGCGTGTTGGCTGGTACGGCGCCCGGATTAGCAGGCTGCGGAATGAACTCGATCCAACCAGGGACCAGTCCAGTCGGCGTCAGGTGAGTGCCGGCAGTCATTAGCTGGCCTGCGGCGTGGCAGTAATCTTGGAGATCAGCCCTGTAGTCTGGTTGCGATCAATGTCGAACACATACACAGGATTCGGCTCGCGCTCAGGGCGCTGGCCAAGCTGCACTACCAGATCCTCGAGGACCTTCTGGTTCATTCCTCCACCGGGAGCTCGGGATGCCAGCTTTTGCACGGCCGTAATGAGCTGTGCTTGGGTTTCTGAGCGGAGCATGTCTGCTCCAGCGTTCGCCCGTTGCGCCTCAACAAGGGATCTAATTTCTGCCACCAGCTCGGAGAGGCCTTCGATGCTTCGTCGACCACTATCATGGATCTCGAGCTCATCGCCCTCCTCCTTAAATTCTCGCAGTTCTGCTGCTGTGATCTCACCCACCGAGGCACTCCTTCAATTTTTCGAGCACGTTCTTGCGCTTCTTGGCCTTCTCGAATTCCTTGTTGGCAGCGCGTGTCCGCGTGACCTTTCGGCCATCTGGCAGAGTGTACTCGTCAGTGAATTTAACGTCGCCAAAGTCCTGAATCGGAGCAATCCGAGGCAGGGTCAGCTCGAGCTTAGCAAGCATGGATGGATCGTGCTGTGCTGTGGCGAAGGCCAGCTTGGTAAGCGCCTCGAGCTCACTGGTCTCGATCTCGTCGTCGGCCTGATAGAAACTCTCGACCTCCTCGAGGGCCTTTCTGACCTCAGGATTGGTCATCTCCGAGATGTCGATGCCGTACTGATCGAGGATTGACGCGAGCTGCTCGAGCTGGCCGAGGAGCTCCTGCTGATCTGTCTTGACGCTGAACTGGTTTCCGAAAACGAGGTCGCCGCCGAGCTCACGCTCCAGCGCATCGAGAACGAGGTTCGGATCTCGAGATGGAATATAGCCCTCTTCGTGCAGGATCTCAGCGACACCGTCGAGCGTGTCGCCTGTTTCCTTTATCAGGCCACGGACCTGCAGCTTGATGTCGCGAGCGTCGAGCTCAGCGTCAGGCGCCAGTCCACCCAGGGCCTTCATGCGATCGACCACCGATGGACCGAAGATGTCCCGCTGCTGCGGCATGTCGCCGGCACGGATGCGGTCAAGGTAGGGATCCACGTAGACGTCGAAGTCCTCCTTTTCCACTCTCATCTGCGCATTGGTCGTCGCCACGATGCCACCGAATCGCTCGTTGAAGAACGTCATCGGATCCTTGCCGGCACGGCGAGCCATGTTGGTGATGCCGACCGCGAGCTGAGACTTGTGCTCGGCTGCTTCTGGCGACATACCAGCCTTGATGAGATCCTGCTTGTAGATCTCGATGGCCTTGGCGTCCTCGGCTGCAGCAGTAGGATCCTCTACGGCCGCCTCCTCGAGCATCGTTTTCATCGTCTGCTTCAGATGCTTGTCGAAGGCCTCGGCCTCGTTGTGGCTCATCTGGTCAGAGTGCGACTTCAGATCCCGCGACAGGGCCTTGTGGTGCTCACTGGGCGCGATCTTCTCGAGGTACTGGCCAACAGGGAGCGAGATGTCCAGACCGCCAACCTCAGCAGCGCCGAGATCCTCGGCAGATACACCGACGCTGATCGCGACCTCCTCGGGATCCATGCCCTGCTCTTGGAAGTAGTCGATAAATCTCCGTGCTTCGATCAGGATGTTGCCGTGCTTGCCAGTGAGGTTCTCGACGAATTCGCGATACTTCGACGGCGCATTCTTGCGAGTCTCAGAGTTGCTGGCAGCCTCACCCATGGCGTCCCACGCGGCACCGAGTTGCTTGGCCTGCCATGATCTCTTGGAGTCACTGTAGAGATTGGTGGCCGGTCCAGCGGCACCGATCAGCGCCACGCCGTAGAACGTATGCGAGGCAATCTCTCCGACGCGGTCCCAGAACTCACCGCTCGTCATCTTGGCCATCTCTGGGGCCATGTTTCCACGATCGCGCTCGTTTGCTTTGAGGATCTCGCCAGCGGCCATCAGCGTGGCCTCCTGCATGACCTCAGTGGCCAGCTCAGTCGCCACTCCTTCGCCGTACATCAGGGTTGCGCGAGCTGCGGCATGTCGGAACGTAGGCTTGGTCAGGGTGCTGGCAATGACGCCACCGATCAGATCTTTCTGAAGTTCCCGGTAGCCTGGGATCCGCTTGGTCACGGCTCCAAAGCCGGTGAGCTCGAGGGCCCCGTTTGCGGCGCCGACAAGGTGAGAAGCCCATCGAGCCTCCTCCTCGTCCAGACCCATGCCGAGCAGCTCGTCGTATGCAAGGCCACGCTCGAGGCGCGCTGCTGACGTTACGCCGCCGATCAGGGCGCCGCGGGTAATGCCTACACCAAGGCCAGTGATGGCACCCGGAATAGCACCAACACCGCCAGCGGTTGCACCGACGCCTGCGCCAATGGCCGTGCCTGACACGGCACCAATGGCAATCTCGTCAAGGGTGTCAATGGTGATCGTGGCCATGATTGGAAGCTGTTGGCCCATTCCGACCATGAACCGCTGGAATCCTTGTGCGCCGAAGTTGCCGGCCTCAGTGAACTTGTGCAGCTCAGCAAGACGAGCGGCGTCCTTCTCGTTGTCGGGGTTCTCGAAATTCATCAGTTGCCTGTTGCGAATTTCGGCAACCTCGGTCATCGCCCACCCAGAATCCCATCCAAGAAAGACCGGATTCAGGGCGCGCTCGAGGCGGGTCAGGTTCTCTCGGTCACGCTCCAGCACCGCAGTATGGTACGGATGCGCGGCAGCGAATTCGTTGAACACTGGGGCGCCGTTGACGGCGTCCTTGTACTTGGCAGCATCGAACGTCTTGCGCTTGATCTGGTCCTCGAGGTTCTCGAGATCTGCGTCGACGACATCGTATGGGAGCTGCGTGTTGGCCTCCACGGCAAAGATGCGAGCCGCACGATCGTAGTCAGGCGCAACCTGATTGCCAATCTCCAGCCGTTGCTGCTGTCGCTGCTCTTCTTGTGACCGGCCGATGCGATCGTAAATGTCTTGTATCGAGCTACTCACCCTGCAGGCGCCTTGTGACCTCGGCAGCCCCGAGGCGGTATTTCAGCGCGAAGTAGGCGCGCTCGTAGTGGTCCTGATCTGGGCTGATGCCAAGACGTTTGGCCGCGAGCTCCAGCTCTTGCTGGTAGGTGGTGCCGATGCCTGTCGATGACGTACTGGCGATCTCCGTAGCTGCTGCAGCCCATGGCAGGCGAGCAGTCTTGAGCTGCGCCGATGACATTGCAGCGATAGGGACCATGTCCTCCTCGTCTTTGTCTGGCCAGCCGGCGACCCAGTTGGCAGACCAGTAATCGTCCGTGAAGGCCATCGGTGTCAGGACTTCACTGAGAATCTGATTGCGCTCGCTGTTGGTCAGCGCCGAGCCCTTCACTTCTTGTGCGGCCTGCGTAGCACGATCCATCTCGTACAGGAGTCGCTGGTAGGCCTCCGAGTCCTCGATGTCACGGCCGGTCTGGGGAATCATTCCAGAGCGAACCAGGGCAGACGTCACCATCTGCGGATTGGTCAGGCCGCCCGGTAGTGCGCGCTGCGATGGCTTCTGGCTCTTGAGGACGTCCTGCGTGTCCTTGAGATGCTGCCATACGTCGCGCTTGAGCACAGTGGTCCACTCGGCCGTGTCCAGATTGACGGCCATCTTCTCCTCGTCGGTCATGTTGCTGAATACAGCGTAAGACATGCCGCCCTTAGGATCGAGAGTCCATCGAGTCTCGCCGGGGAACTGCTTGTTTTCGTTGACGAGAGACTGATGATCCTGCAGCGCCCTGAGTTGGTGCGGCAGCAGTTTCGAGAGCTCGTCAGGGTTGATCGAGGCGAACGACATCTCACCGCTGCTTATCAGCGTGGTTGCCGAGGTCATTATGTTGTCGCGCATGTCGTTCTCGACGCCAACAGCCTCATCGCGGTACTGGCGACCAAGCCGCACAGACTCCTCCCTGACCTTTGGATCCTCATGCTCTTTGGACAGGCGCCGGATCTCTTCCATCATGGCGCCGGAGTTGGTCGGGAACCGTCCTCGGGCCGCATCAAATATGCCTTGAGCAGTACCCAGGACCTCGTCGATCTCATTGGCTCGCTGAGTTTCCTCGAGCATCTTGACGGCCGTGTCCAGATGCAGGAAGTCAGCGATGGATCCAGTGCCCAGTCCCTCAGCGATCTGCTCCTGCGTGATCGGCTCGCCAGATGTTTTGCGGTGCGTGATTGAAGCCTCGAGAGCGATCTCGCGATCCTTCGGATTCATGGCCACCAGTCTGGCGAACGATGACTCCTGAACCCATCCCTGCAGCACAGCCTTGTACTGCTCCGGCGTGAAGATACCAGCATCGCGGAGAGCTGTAGCCTCCTCGAGGACGCCAAACATCGCGTTCTGTGCGGTCTGAGCATCAGTGGCCGTGAGGATAATCTTCCGGGCCGCGTCAGCATGGCCAGTGAACTGGTTGACGCTCCAGTCGTATCTCTTGGTGCGAGCGTTGTCGCCAACGGAAACAGATCCGCGCTCGTCCATCAGGCGAGCCTCGGCATCGAATAGGTGCTGATCTCGCTGTGACCTGACAGTCGGGAACAGGCGCTCGTAGTGGCCCTTCATCGCCGTCCGGTATCGCTCGTCATGCGTGTCGAAATTCTGATCGTCCTTGAGTTTCTCGCGCTCCTGAATGTCAGCGATCATGTACTCGTTCTTGGCGTTGGAGTAGCTGAGCGCGTCATCCTTCTGCTTGTGCTCGATCGCCATGTTGGTGAACGTGGTGGCAGCTCGAGAGAGGGCATCGGCCACAGCCATTTCGCCCTGACCGGGAATGTCGACGCGGCTCGATCGTAGCTGGACTCGGGCGCCGTAATCTGCTGCTTGTGGGAGTGTCGCCATTATCTGTCCTTGAAATATCGCTCGACGGTGGTCAGGGGCTCGTTCTCTCGATCCCGCGCCTCCAGCTCGTAAGGGTGATTCATATAGCCATGTCTGGCCAGCCAGTAAAGGTATTTCGCGTAGAACACCAGCCAGCCGTCACGCTTGACCTGATACACATGCTCCATCTCATGCCGAAAAAGACGGTCGGGGCAGTCCTCTTTGGAATGTCGAATGAGCATGAACGGGTACAGCACCCATGCCGCGTATTTCTTGCGGATCAGTCGCGAGTTGTAGATGACGCGGAGCTCCATCAGGAGTCGTCCGTCTTGTATCGGGCGCCAACGGCAGCGGCATAGGCCGAGTTAGGATTCGCCTGAGTGGCATCGCCTCCATTGAAGCGGTCAGCAAAGTCGTAGCTGTAGTGCATACCCCACGCAGCCACCATGCCCTGATCGAATCCGTTGTCGATGCCGTGGGCCTCTCCGAGCTGAGTGATACCCGCTGGCATGACTATTTCACCGATGGCAGACTCGGCGGCCGTTGCTCGCTTCCAACACGCAAAGAACTCGATGCACTCATTGAAGCCGCCAAACATATCCCGCTCGCAGTTCGCCCCAACCGGATCTGGATTGACGCCACTGTTCTCGTTGTCTGCGGTGATCGTGCCGGGGAATGTGAACGGGTTGCCTGACAGGCGGCAGATCTGGGTAAACGATGGATACGGGCCTGGGCTGAAAATCTTGCAGGTATCGTTCGCATCGCCAGATGCCTCGCGCACGTACAATCCACCGCTCAGCTCCGAGGTATCGGTGAACGTGTGAAACACGGATCCGATGACGTTGCCCCAAATGCCGAAATCATCCTGACGCAGCGATGGCAGGCTTTGGCCCAGGTAGCCGGGACAAACATGCACAGCGACGAGGATGTCGCCGGCACCCGGCGTATTGAAGTCGCTGCGATCAATCGTGCGCGTGGCGAGCGGGATCGAATTGGTGTTGCCGTAGGCGTGAACGGTCGACAGATCGCCACCAGCAACATCGACCCAAGTAGGCGGCGTTGCAGGAGCGCCTGCCGGCATCCAGAGACCTCCGGCGAGCAGCCCCATTAGGAGAAGTCCAGCAGGAACGAGCCATGCCATGTCGTGCCTCCGTCGCGTGTCCACAGGTGAACTACGTCGATCGCGTTGTTGGCCGCGCTCAGCGTCGGCGCTGTGCCACCGGGCCAGAGAACTGAGGCAGGCCAGATCGGCTGGTATGGCGTCGAGCCCTGACTGAAATCAATGTTGAGCTCGACGTAGTAGCCGTTGCCCTCAGCCGGCGCAGTCAGTACCACGTTGAAGTTGGCGCTGGCCTCCTCGATGTCGATTCGGGACGCGGACGTCGCATTGACGTCGATCGTGACCGAGTTGGTGATGATCGAGTGCTGCAGTTGGACGATCCGGTAGCCGCGCATCTCGATGTCATTGCCAGACAGCATCACGATGTCGCCAATGAACTCGTTGTCTCCGAGTGCCGTGAACCGGATGTTTTGCGATCCATCGAAGTTGATGCTGCTCTCGACGGCGTCACCGATTCGGTAGCCGGCAAGCCTGCGCTGGCCAATGTATAGATGGCCGTCGATGTTCACGGCCTCATCGAAGTTGTAGGCAAAGACGTTGGCCGTGGTCGTGAAGGCAACCGCCCTGTTGGGAGCCGTGATCGTGTCGTTGACGTCGACCGTCACGCTCTCGACGCCTGCAGAGTGCTCGACAACGAGAGTGCCGCCGTCCTTGATCTGCATGGAGATGCCGCCCTGCACTTCCCAGTCGACCAGTGTTCCGATCATGCCCTGGGCTGTCGTGTTGCCGCGAGCTGTGACGCTCTCCAAGGTGTCGACTTCGACGCCGGAGGCGGTCGGATCGTAGTAAACCGTGAAGGTCAGCGCATCGACGCCGACCGTCTTGGCGTCAGGATCTCCAGCGAGGCGATAGAGCTGGATGTTGGCGAGTGCCTGATTCCACACTGGAACGATGGTGCCGCCGACGAAATCGCGATTGCCGTCAGCATCACCGTCGCGCACCCATGCCGAGCGCCGCACCGAGTAGATGCCGTTGTCGATTGGATCGGTCTGGGCCGTCAGGAGGACGCGATCATACTCCTCGACGATGTAGCCGTTGATATTGCCACCGACGCCGTTGGGGCTCGGTATGTTGATGATGGCGGCCGTGTGGACTGGCGCCTTGATACCAAGCCCGAGGACGAATCCAGCTACCCTGAAATTTGTGATAGCCATGTCTTACCCCGTTGGCCAGAGTTGTCGCGGTTTGACCGGCGAGTAGAGGCCCGAACTCGGAATCGAGCCCGGTGCGGTCCACAGCTTGCCGACATTCTCAGCGCCCGGAACAGGCGAATACATGGTGCCCGGTGCGGTGTTCAGAGTTGCGCCACCGCCGCTCGGAGCTCCACCACCACCGCCCATGCCAACGTAAGCGGACACAGCCGATGTGATGCCGTCGATGATGCCAGCGGTCTGGGCAGCCTTGCCCTCGCGCTCGGCCGCTTCAGCTCGATACTGCAGACCCTCGGCCTCGTTCTGGCCGTTCCACAATACCGACATGACGCGGTACTCGCCTTCGGTGTTCAGATCTCCGAGAAGTTTGGTCAGGCCATCGGTGCCGGCGCCGCTCAGGCCAGCAACAGCAATGGCGCGCGAGTGCATCAGTTCCTTGTTGCGGATCTCTTCCTGCATCTCGCGGGAGGTAATTGCCATCTGGCGGCCGGCTGCTTCACGGTAGCCCTTGGCTTCCTCTTCCTTGAGCTTTTTCGCCTGATAGCCCTTGTAGGCTCCGGCGACAAGCATTACCGCTGCGACTGCTATTTGTGCCATTTATCGAACCATCCGTAGTAAGTGCCCTCAAGGTGAACGAACCCCAATCGGGTCATGGTCATGCAGCTCTGCGCCGTTGTCGCTATTGCTATCACTGGGCCCCGGTACGCTCGGCACCAGTCCAGCGCCGCGACCAGCGCCCGCATGATGGTAATGGATTTCAGGTAGGGCTCCAACTCAGGCTTGTATTCGGTGAAGAACTTGCCGATGCCGCCCTCGCGGACAATGCCAATGAATCCGGCAGGTTTGCCGTCCATCGTGACGACATACGCCTTCACCGTGCCACGATGCGGCTCGCCGTAATACTCAATGATGTCCGCGGCTGTCGCGAACCTGTACTCGATCAGCGGCGTCGTTTCTGGTTGCTTCTCTTCTCGACCGACTCGAACTCCGCTACCGTAGCCAGGATCGTCGCAGGTCGCGGTGACGCTGCTTGCAGGCATATTCTTGAATCCGGTATCCATTCGCCGCCGAATGAGAAATTGTCCTCATGGTAGTCCTCCCAGATGAAATCATCTGCGGTGACTTGGCCTTGCTCAACCAGCGGCATGTCGTAGAGCAGGTCGAAGTCCGGGCCATACTGCAGCCCTTGGTAGTGCAGGTTCTCAGCAATGAAGCCAATCTGATTGACTTTCTTGCGCTCGAGCATCCCGATGCCATCGAGGGCGCCGAGCTTGGCGCTCTTGAACTGCGCCGTGTACGGCAGTCCGTAGACGACATTCGAGAACGGAGCGTCAGCGAAGATCGACAGATCCAGCTCGCCCGGTGTGCCGAACTGGCTCACGACTGCGACACCCTGATCCGCGCCATCAGCCCAGACCGAAACAGTCAGGCCAGCCAGATGCTCGAGGCCGGTGATGAGCGAGATCGGTGCGCCATCGTACTGGCCCCAACAGTCGGAGAGGTAGTTGTTCAGGCCACCGATGGCCTCGTTCTCCATTGACCACTTGAGCAGGTATCGCTCCTCTCCAGTGTCGGAGTTGAAGCCCTTGCAGGTGTAGTAGACCTGATCCTCGACCGTGCCCGGAAGTACGGCGACATCCTCGACGCACCAGTTATTTCCAGAGACCTGATTGTCACCAGCGAACGAGACCTCGGTCCAGCAGATGACATTCTCGAGCCGGTCGTAGACCAGCACTCCGACCGTGCCATCGAGGCGCACACAATGGACTCGGACGTCAGGCTTCATCTGCACCGCGATCTGCCGGATGCCGGCGACGTTGTAGTCTGGCGCGAAGATCGACAGGTCGATGCTCATGTAGTCCGCGTTGTCAGCGGAGTAGCTGAGCTCGTAGAGGCGCTGCAGCGTCCGATCGACGAACACGCCCTTGCTGGAGATCGTCTTGATGTTGAAGTTGGTCGGTGTCAGGGCCTCGTCGAACGAGCTCGAGCGCACACCCAGGGGATGATTGCCGTCGATCCGGGCTGCGTCCATGTCGGCCGCATTCTCGGATGTTCCCAACAGCAAACGGCCAAAGGACTTCATCCACTGGATGACGCGGATCGGGCCTGATCCGATGTTGCGATTGATCGGGCCAGAGTCGCCCTCGGTCTCGTCGTCGAACGATTCGTAATTGTCAGACACGGATCCGTAGATGCGATCGTTGCCGGCGAACCAGAGCCGATTCTCATGGATGTCGACGCTGGACGGATAGCCAGTGGCCAGTGACCACTCACCGAGCTCCCAGTCCTTTGTCGGCAGCAAGGAGCCGAACGGCTCGAGCACATGAGCGTTGATCTGAGTCTCGCTGATGTAGCCGTCCATCCGGGCGATGCCGGTGCGTGAGCCCCCGGTGTAGCTCAGGGTGCAGTTGATCGGGCCGGAAGTGAAATCGCCAGCCTTCACGCCGATCCGGTAGTAGATGATCTGGCCGTCCTGCTCATCGAGGTAGGTCGTGTTGGTGTTGGTCGTGTACTGCGGCGTCAGGTCATTCCATGGGCCAGAGTCCGAGCCGATGGAGAACTGCACCGTGACCGTGCCAGATCCGGGCGGGATGTTCTCGATGATGATGCCGAAGCGTCTGGCCTCGCCTGATCCAGTCACGCGGATCGCCGGGGAGAACTCATCGGCAGCGCCGACTACCTCCGTGACGACCTGACCCTGGGAGGTAGCTCGAACCAATATGCCAGCACCGAAAATGGAAGCACCCATCGTCTGCTCGAATATAGGCTCGCTGGCCGTGAGGATGACGTCGCCCTCGATGGCGCTCGAGGTGATCGTGGTGGCCGATGTGTTGAGCGTCTGGAACGGGCCGTCCTCGGGAGCGTACTCCACGATAGACCACGAATTGCGAACGACATTGAACGAGCCGTCAATGTGGCCACGGCGCTCGATCTTTTTCATGTTCAGGTTGCGCGACAGGGCATAGATGACGTCACCGGACTGCGCCCACCGGACGTCAGCGACTTGCTGCTCGCTCGACCAGCCAGTCGAGAACTGCACCGGACCAGCACTGGCAACACCGCAGCCAGAGACCAGAGCGTTGTAGTTGCGATCGTTGGCCAGCTCGATGTAGAAGTCGCCAGCATTCGGCACGAAAGCCAGATTGTGCGAGCCCTTGCCGAGCAAAGTCTCTCCGATCAGGTTGTCATCGTTGAGCGATGTGCCAACACGGAGGCGTACCGGGCCCTTGGTGACTGTGATGCCGAGCGCATGTTCGATCAGCTCTTCGCCGCCAATGACTTCCACGCGCTGCGTGGCCTTGGCGTAAGCATCACCAGTGCCGTCGAGGTTGAGATCGTTGGGCACCGTAGCAAGTGGACCGGATTCAGCCGTCGCGGTCGGATCCGAGTCATCCTTCCAAGTGTAGAGACCGGGCAGATCCAGGGCAGAGTTGAAGCCGCCATCGGTTACGGATGCGCCAACCGCGGGGCGCTCGAGGAGCACATCGTCGTTGCGGATCTGCATGAGGCTGCCGGCGCCGAATTCGAGCAGCGCAGTATCGTCTGCGCCGAAGATGAACGGCATTTGCCTGACGAGCTGGAGATCCTCCAGCATCAGGTCGATGAACTTCCAGCCCGGTCTGAGCATCATCGAGCCCAGTACCCGCGGCATAAAGTTGGTCTGGATCTCGGCCGACATGGCCATGCGATCGAGGTCCTGTCTGGCCAGACCGCGCTTGGAGATGACGCCTCGATTGAAGGCGAGGAGTGTCTTTTCGCCAGTGGCCATGGCTTACCCGATCAACTGATTGCGAGAGCCACCGTCGAAATCCGCATTGCGGAAGCCCTGACGAGAGCGAGCCCATCCACCCTTGGGAGGGAACTTGGCCGGCTCTTCCATCGCGTCGGTAGACTTCGCCTCAGCGAGCCATTGCTTGTACCAGCGGCCGAGCTCGTTGGAATCATAGTCGAGGCCGGTCAGGCGTGGCGCCACTTTCATGGCCATGTAGTGCTCGACCATCTCGGTGAAATTCATCGGCCAGAGCGAGAGATCCGCGCCGAACTGGACATCGTCCGACACGTATTTCACGTAGAGCGGATCTGCGTCTGAGAACCACCACGATCCCTCTCGGGAGTAGCGGGTAATCGGGATCTGGAAATACTCGTCGTAGCAGACGGCCATCGTCCTGAGATGGTCCACCGGACTGTCAAAGGCATAGATGTAGCCGAATGATGGCGTCACCGAGGGGCTCGAATCGAGCTGCACGGTGCGTTGTGCGAACTGCCACTGGCCCATCTGGAGCACCCGTTTAATCAGGTCGTTGTCCCAGATGTCATCGAGCTTGTAGCGAGGCTCGCGATTCTCGGTATCGGTCGCGAGTTTTCGCTCACCAAGGATGGTCAGAGCGCCGTTGTAGAGAGAGAGCTTGTCAGTCATCGTTTACTCCAGGCCTGCGCATCCCTGCGCAAATGTTCATTCCTTGATCGGCTATCGTTGTACGGCAGCTTCGTGATTCTGCGCGTACCGCCGAGCAAGTCCTTCTGTCTCGAAACCGTCCTTGAGAGGCTCGCCGCTTCTGATGACGGCCCACTTGTGATGCGTACCCTGAAACTTGACCTCGTAGATCGAGGGCAGCTTGATGGCCTGCTCCAGTGGTGCCAGCTCGTAGAGCTCCTGCTTCGCCACATGCGCGTAAAGACGGCCGGCACCAACTACGTGCAGGATCAGTTTCCACGCCATGTTGTCTGGCATTACGACGATCTCGTCACCGACTCGCAGCTTCATGGCAACGTGCTGCCAGAAACTCTCGTCCATGCAATCCTCGGGAGTGGTGCCCATCGGGGCATCGACGCGCCAGCGGTTTGATTTCTCGACCTCGAGGCCCATACGGCCCTCGCTGATAGGCTTCGCGGTAACGGCCTCAGGCTGATCCGCGTCCTGCTCGGGTAGTTGTTCTGCTGTTGCTGCTTCAGACATTTTCAATGCTCCGTGACAAGAAAGGGCGAGCCCGGATGAGCTCGCCCTCGCATTGTCGCGCTCTGATCTGACCTACGTCAAATCAGGTAAGCGTTACGTCGCCGGCAGGGTTGGTTGAAATGTCGACTACGGTCACGACGCCGAGGGTAACGGCAGCACCGTTGTCCACGACAATCACGACATCACCGACTCTCATGCCCTTGTCGGCACCGTCGTCGATATAGCCGGCCACTTCCACCGCTGCAAACGCATCGTCGGAGCGATACATGAAGAGGGCAGCACCCTCACCAGCATTCGCGCCGCCTTCGCCCTCGCCCATCCGAGGGATGCAGATGTTCAGACTAGCTGAAAGATATGCCATTTCCGATTCTCCTCAGCCTTAGACAATTAGCGTGTTGTCGATTACGTTCACGACGACGACGCCACTGTTCTGCAGCAGTTGTGAGCCCATGTAGATCGAGCAGCGAGACCACGAATAGTCCTGCTCCTCGTCATACCCCGCGCGCGCCTCCATGTTATCGGCGTTGTACGCATGGCCGATAGCATTCTGGTGGTACGCGAAACAGTCACCGTCAGCCGTCGCGTTACCCGGCAGATCTGGATGCACGATCCAGTTCATTCCGAGCCACTTGTACGTCTGTTGACGGTCGCGCCACGCCTGCGGCACATTGTCGATCGGGCCGTTTTGCGTGAAGTCGCGAGATGTGAAGGATGCCAGCGTGAGCATGACGCCTTCAAAGTTCGGCGTGACCAGCATGGTGATGCGGCCGTCATACGGAACATCGGCCTGACCGAGGCGAGTCTTAGCCTCGAGGCAGAGGTTCAGCGTCGGAGCGGCTGCTGCGCCAGTGTTGATCGTGCCAGTGGCCAGCTCGCCAATGATGTCCTGGTCAATCTTGCGATTGATGACTGCCATGCAGGTCATTTGCATGATCGCGCGCTGGTTGCCCTGCGATGCGAAGATATTGAAATCCGTCTTGCGGACCAAATCATGCCATTCGACCAGCGTAGCAACAGGCTGCTGGAGATCGTCGCCGCGAGCGGGGATCAACCCATTCACGCCGCGTGTCTTGGCGGTCGCGCCGCCAGAACCAGCTACGAGAAACGTCGCCTGATTGCCTTTGATGACAGCTTCCGTGGTCGTGCTCTCCCGAAGGAGCGACTGGTGCTGCTCAAACGCGGCGATGAATTCCTGCCGGTATTGAATTTGAAACGCTGTTTCAGCCATTTGGCTTCTCCCAGATAAGTGAATAGTTCCATCTATCGACTGGTCGGGGTAGCCTGATTAGCTGGTTTGCGGGGTGTCCAGAGCGGGGCCGCAAAGGTCGGCATCAGGAGCCGGAGAGCGTCAGGGCCGCAAGCGGGGTGTCTGACTAATGTCGTGGGGCTGAATATAGTCCTACGAGTAGCGAGATGTCAACGGTGTGCGAACGTGACCCTCGCCCTTGGACTCCTCTCTGGCGAGGTAATCGGTCCTTTGCTGTGCCGTCATCTTCTTGCGTGACTGCTTGTTCAGGGCTGCAAATGGACTCGGCCGATTAGCGTCATACTGGCCCCAACCCCACCGCATCGCGAGCGGGTTGCCAATGTTGACTTTCTGGCTGCCCTTGAACATATCTCCGAGCTTACCCATCACGCTCCTCCTGAGCTGGTGTTGATCGAGCCTGAGTGCTTCGTGCCACCAGTGGTGGCCTTCTTTTTCTTGAACACCGTCTTGGCTGGCGGTTTCCGATAGCTGGCTGGATGGCGCTTTTTCTTGGCGCCAGCGTAGCTCGTCACCGGAGCAGTCTCAGCCATTACATTCTCTGCCGGCCGGGACCAAGTGGCGTGTCAGCATTGCGTCGGCCAGGACGTCGATTGCGGCCACCGCCGCCACCGCCAGTATTCGAGCCCCTGTCGCCCGGAGCGATGCCGGTAATGTACTGCGATCCCATTCGCTCCTCGCCACCGGGGCGCGTCTTTTTGCCGCGGATCTTGTTAAACATTTTCTTGATTGCGCCCATCAGTAGCTCCTTGTCTCGTCTTGGACCGGCGACCTAACCCTGTGAAGTTTGCCGGAGGTCCGCTTAGTCCGTTGTGCGACCGTTTTCTTGACGTCATCCATGACCGTCGACAGGCCGCGACCTTCTCTTTCAGCGATCCAAGCTGCCGCACCCTTGGGGCCCTTGGCTTTTTTCTTTTTGCTACCCACGACTACACCGCGTCGATGTTGTCACCGGGCTGCGTAGCCTCGGCGGTTGTGTCACCGGGCTCGATGCCGGTGTTGATTACTTCATCTGGCTGAAGTGGCATAGACATGGCGTTTCCTTACGCTGTTTTGCGAGCCTCATGGTCAATGCGGATCTGGTAGAGCTCCCGCAGTCTGGCCTGAGCCTTCTCGTCCTTGTTGTACTTGGCCCGATCTTCCTTCATGTACTTCTCGATTTCACCAATCTCATCTTCGAGCGTCTGATCGGGAGTGCGGCCGGATTTCGGCGCCAGTTGCGCCACCGGGTTGATCTTGCGTGACAGATTCGCGAGGCCCTCGAGGACGCCGGGAATGTTCATAATCGCGCGGCCTTCAGCATCGCGAGCGTTCAGCAGAGCATTGGCGTTCTCTTCGCCAAAGGTGGACTCGATCAGGCTGCCAACCAGATTGATGTTGGCCCGGTAGTCAGTGCCCCATTCGGTGCGGAGCGCATCCTCGGTTTCCTGATGGTGGCTATGGTCGATCTCTGCCAGCGTGTCCTGCTGGTCCTCAGCAAAGCCGTTGTACCAGTCGATGACCTTGTGCATGACGGCCGGCTCGACGTTCATTTCGTGCATCGCGCCAGCGAAGTCCGCAAAGATCTCCTTGTCATCCTCGCCCAGGACCAGCCCCTCGGGCAGGTTCTCGAGGTAGCCATCGGACTCCAGCGGGATGCCGTTGGTCTCGCGATAGGCCTTGATGTCGTCCTCGGTCGCGCCTTCGGCCAGTCCAGTCTTGAGATTGCCACCAGAGATCGTGGCGCGTTGCTCGCGAAAGGCGTTGCCCAGATCTGCAGGCGTGTTGTATCGCTCGAGCTGGCTCTTGAATTTTTCGTCATCGCCGGCAAAGGCGTCACGCCAGTTGGCATTCTGAGCGGTCTGGGCCGACTCGAATAGCGCCTCCTGGGTATCGAAACTCTTGAGGAACTCGACGCGCTCAGGTGGCGTGTCGTCAGTGACCATGTCTTTGAACCAGTCAGGCTCACCGGGATCGGTAATCGGATTTGTGATCGGGTCTGTTTCAGCCATCTTCAATCTCTCTCGCTGCTATTTTGTCGGGGTCTGTCCTTGTTGGGGCCGACTTTAGCATCCATACCAAAGTGGTTCCTACGAATCTCTTGCCTTCTGCAAACGCCGTGGCGTGTGGATCTCCGGGCCGGTAGCTCAGGTCGTGAGTGCCAGCAGCCCGGATGATGTACGGCAGTATAGCTTTTTGCTGCCGCTCCGATGCGTTGCCGTCGAACAGGGCCCGGATAGCTTGGGCCTCGAACTCCGTGTAATCCGGTCTCTCAATCGGATTCTCATGCGGCAAACACTCCTCGACTCTGTCCTTCTGCTCGGTCATGCGGCATTAGCGGCCTGCGCCATATTGGCCTCGGCCTGACCCATGTCTCGGGCGGCTTCGGCGCCAGTACGGGCGAGCTCGGCTTCCTGCTGCATGGCGGCCATCTCTTGTGCTTCGGCAACCTGACGATTGACCTCCTCGAGCGGCACCATGTTCTTGGTCGGCAACCCGACACCCTCGAGGGCATCGCGCAGCGTACCAGTGAGATCGACGTTGTAGGCGGCGCTTGGATCCAGTTCCATCGCAGAGGCCAGCAGCTCGCGGGTCTCCATGAACACGGCGGTCTGCTTGCGTTCGATCGCGTCGTGCAACGGGCTCACGAATTTGAAGTGGATCTCGCGGCCCTGCAGCTCGCGCGGCATGTCTTGGACGGATCCGAAGGTGCCAGCGCGCAGTAGAAGATCAAAGGTATCCTCGCAAAGTTGGCCGTTGTATTCATGCTCCATCGGCTCGAATAGTGGTAGGGCTGCCCTGACGTACTCTTCTACGCGCTGACCCACCTCGAAGGCGGTCATGTCGCCCTCAGGGGGCGGCAATGTAAGTTTGTTGATGAAAAACGCATCGGCAATCAGGCCCATCTGCGAATCCCGAGAATCGTAGCCCATCGGCAACCCGCGGCGATCCTGATTGATCGGCCGCAGCACATCGCCCTTGCGCTCATCGTACTCATGGTCGGCCCAGGTGATGCCGCCAGCAAACAGCGCGATGTCGGATCGGACTGCGTCCTGAGTCGCGATCATCGGCGGTCTGACAGACATCTCGCCGGCCTCGAGCAGAGTCAGGCTCATGGCCTGTAGCAAACGCGCGTCGGGAAGTCCTGCGACAGTGGCAGGGCTATACGCATATTGGGAGCCCGACACGGTCTGCCACCGCGGAAGGGTGAAACCGCGATTGGTAGCCGGGTGCTCCGACATGATGTGATTGTTGAGCGTGTCCAGATACACGATCATCCATGGGAAAGACTCGCCCTGACCTTCTTGGCCCTGATAGATGTCGGTCGATACGACCAACCTCATGCAGTCGATTTTCTGGAGATTCTGCAGATCGTTGGCCCACCGGGCGACGTTCTGGTGCAAAGCGTCCTGCCCGAACATCTGGACGAGCTGCTTCACGGTCGGCTTCCACTTCACGTAGATCTCACCGATCGCGCCGGTCTCGTTCTCAGCCCATGCGACATCGCGAAGATGCCAGCACCGATACAACAGGTGCGGGTTTTGCATGTTCCAGTTGATCTCTTGTGAGATGCAGCACTGGCCGAAGGCGGCGAAATCCGCATCGCCCTCGGTAGTGGCGCGGACCATCTGCGCATTGCGATCGTACATCGCCCACCGCTGGCGCTTGGTGGCCCACTCGAGCCACGCCTTGCCTTCGTGAGTCAGATCCTCGACCGCGTCGACCGAGATCTCGAACCAGTCTTTTGCGCGCGGCCTGAGCATCGAGGCCAACGAGGTAGAGAGCTCGCGATGCACGATGATCGGATAACTCGAATACAGGTGCTCCGCGAACTCCTCCCCGATGTAGCGCGTCAGAGTAAAGTCCGCTCGTTGCGGATAGAAGTTCTCAGCGATCTCCTGCCAGAGCGTCGTCATGGCCTTGCGATCGTTGTAGAGCTGCGAGCCGCGGATTATGAGATCTCTTGGCTTCATGCTGCTTTCTTCTTGGGAGTCAGGGCGCTGATGATTTCTTGGCCCTTGCGTTGTTCTTTGGTTAGCTTCTTGGCCTTGCGCTTTTTGTTCTCACGGTAATGGCTGTAGCCAACACCGCCGACCGTGGTCTCGAGCGCGCCCATCAGCCCAGGGTATCGAGATCTGTCAACACTGTCTGGGCGCGGGAGCCGCGGCGCTTGGCCGCTTTCCTGCGCTCAACCAGCCGGATCTCTTCCTCGTCTGGGAGTGCTGCGGATTGGAACATTTTATCCTTGGCCTTTTTGATCTTGCCTTTTTTCTTTTGGCGCCGTTCCTCGTTGGTCATGTAGCCCCTGCCAACAGACGCATTCATAATTCGCTTGCTGGTGTTTTTCAATCCACTCATCGGTTCCTTCTCCTTGGTCCCAGATTGACAGACGGCCGTCGATTGACGTTGCCGAGCATCGTACCCGCAAGCTGATCTTTTCGCCACTCATGCAGATGCGTGACCGCTCGAGGACCAGAGCTCCACGCCTGCACCACGGCATCGCCGCGATCGGGGGAGCGGCCCAGTATCGCGACCGCGTCTTTTTTGCTCATCACCTTGATGCCGTTCGGCGTCAGCTCCCATGTCAGGATGGTGAGATCCGCTTTCAGCATAGGATCGTCAGGCAGCGCGATCGGGGATCCACCGTCCTGCTCCGGGTCCAGCGCCTCCATGAATTTCCAGTAGACCTCGGCGCGCTTGTTGAAGAATTTGAGCTGCTTGGTCTTGGTTCTGGCGTTCGATTTATCCATGCCAACGTGACGCATACAGTCGACGCCATTTTCCTCGAGATGCGCATACGCCTCGGCGCCAGTGCGCTCGCCGCAGTCAATCACCGGGATCGCGGAGTGCTTGCGATGTTTCAGCACCAGAGCGGCCAGATCGCGGCCGTGCGGAGTCTCGTTGCCCGGTGTCGCTATGACAGCAGGGTAGAAGCCATCGTATCGAGGAGCGAGGACCGCTTCGTCGCGTTTTGACGCCCCATCAACACCGATAGCGCACATAGGCACATTAAGCGGAGGCGATCCGAAATAGTCGGCCTGCCAGCGATTTTGCGCAGCAATGACCCAATCGGTAGGGACAAGCTGATCGGGCTCGTCTTGTCGAGCAGCCATGAAATTGCCGTCGCGGATAGCTGATCGCAAAGGCTCTTGGAGTGCGTCCAGTTTGGCAGCGTATTTGCCATCGTCAGCAAGGAACGGATTATCGTCCAGTCGTCCTGGGATAAATGTTCGTGACTCGGGCTTGAGGTATCGAGGCGATCCGTCATCGTGGTTTCTCCCTGATGGAATTCTGACATCCGGGCCCTCGACCCAGTAGTCGAAAGATTTTCCCGAATCATCGACCAGCGTCACCACCCATCTGAGCTCACCGGGCTCAGCGGGACGCTCGTAGCGATTATCCAGCCACGGCGCAAACATCGGGATGATCCAGTCGCCTGCTGATGTGGTCGGAGGATTCGAGGCCAGAATGACGCGACATCGCTGGCCCTCGTCTGCTGAGCGCACCCAACCCATGAGAAAGCGAATCGCGGCCTCACGATTCTGCACCACCTCGTCAATCGCCAGAAGATCATGCGCGCGGCCCTGCCAGTGATCCTCGTCGCCCGGTTTTGCGATACCACCAAAATCTATGATGCGACCGTCCGCTGTGGTCAGTCGTGGCTTGGATCCGTTGTAACCCTTATCGCCGCCGTTGATCTCCTTGGCGCGATCGGTCAAGCCGGTCAGATCGGTGTAATGTTTTCGGATGATGAGCGTTTTCTGGTGCTCGGTGAAGGCCAGCCCGAGAATCAGGTCGGTTTTGCCGGATCCTCCCGAGCCACCGTAGAGCAGCACATCAGCCTGACAATTGACCGCGTCATACTGCGGCCCTGGCGTGGGCATCCACAGCCGGCCCTCAGATCGCTCCTTCACCAGCGCATCCATCTCGGCCTGCTTTTCAGGCGGCAAAGCGTCGTATTTTGTGACCAGCTCGTTGATTAAAGCGGATTCTGCCGTCATCGGATTGCCTTCATCGCTTGATTCACGGTCAGCAAACTACCATACATCGGCGCAGCAAGACGCTGACCCAGTCGCCTCAAATGCTGCGCCTGCTCGTTGCGATCCCGATTGTACTTGCAGAACACGCGATGCTCGACACGGTGCGCCGGGATCTCCTGATCGAGCCGAAATTTTGGGTCCGCTAAAAACTTGGCCCACCACTTCACCGGGCCCTCTTCGGCCTGCTGCTGAAAATGGACCTCCTCATGCGCGATCAGCTCCAGCGGCAATCGACCACCGCCCGGATTGTAGATGGTGTGCCCGTAAGCAAAGATATTCCGATCCGTTACCGGCAACACCGCCCGGATGTCCTCGATGTTCGGCGGCCAGTCATCCACCACATCAGCACCGCTTCTGGCCGGCAGGCTCAACTTTTTCCGGCTCATTGCTTGTCCCGCTCAATACACCGGGCAATAAATCCGACATCGCTGCGACCCGTTTTCACGGTGTCGCGGGACGCCTCGCACCTTTCAAGCTGGCGATACGTGCCGACCTCAAATGCCGGCGCCAAAGAACACACCCCATCCACCGGGCACGAAACCAACCACACAACCAGGATCCACTCAATCATCTCCATCTCCTCGATTTTTTTTCGGGCATCCAGCCAATTCTGCAACCGCTTCCAAGCGATCGGGCTCAATTCGTTTGGCACAAAAGCCTTCGGGCTCCCGGCCGGTGAGGCGATGCCATCGGGCCTTCCATCCTTCCGCGGGAATGCGATTCAACCGCCTGTAGCTAGATATGGGACGCATAGCCATCAACTGAATTTTTTTTTGGAAAAACTGTGGGCTGAGGCCCTAAAGTCCACGGCTGATTCCGCGCCACCGGGCCCCGCCTCGATATAAGGCCACCCCCCCTTGCGATCGTCGCAATGTTTTGGACATTGTCCAAATTGACGATTAACGGCCGGCAGATCAGTCACTTGCAGCGTCGGGCTTGTCTGTCATTACAGTCGATTCACCGTCTATGACTTCGCCGGCCGCCCGGTCCTCCAGCATGAACAGAGCGAGGCGCCGCATCTTCTCTCGGGCCGACAGCGTGGTGATGTCTACAGTGTGAAGGACCTCGCCGGAATGCTCGAGCTCGACCCGATCGCCGTAGACCTTGGGCTTCAGTTTGCCGAGGAGCCACTGGCGAGCATGGATGCGCAGCTTGTCCCGCTGGACGTTCGCATGGTTGGCCACCATGACCTCGTCGCCGTACTTGTTGAGCCCCGGCATGGTGTCCATCGTGCCATCGTCGGCAATCTCGAGGATGTCCGAGGCCCAGTACTCCATCAGGTCGTCGCGCGCTGCGCAATACTGGTCTCTCAGCTCAGGCTTTTCCCGAAGCCATCGCAGCACTGTTGACTTGTGCGGCATTTCCGGGTCCCGGCAAACACTCCTCAGGGACTCGCCCTGACTGATGCGGTCGCAAATGCTGGTGAACAGAGCGGGAGTGAAGATCGTCACGGCTCCTGACCTTCTCGGAGCAGCAGTAGAAACCTGCGCATCCTTTACGGTCTTTGGTGATGTTGCCTGCAAGGTCGCTCTCCGAAGGCTAGTAGGTGCGCCGATCTTAACTCTTTTTGCCTCGAGGGGTTGACAGCGGAAAGGATTTCCGGGCAAGGTGGCCTTCGGCCAACCGGGAGCGGTTAGCCACAACGACAAACGCGAGGACTACAACATGAACGAAGCAATCACACTGATCGGCGGTCTCGGATGGCTGGTCGTCTTAATCGTCAAGCAGGCTCTCCACATCTGGAGGGCTGCAGCATGATGGATACCAACAGCAAGCAGCTCTGGGATGCCATGTCTCTGAAGTCCGAGGCTCACGGCGAAACCAACGACTGCACAGTACGTGCTCTGACTGCCTCGACAGGTCTGGACTACGACACTTGCCACGCTCAGCTCAAGAAGCAGGGCCGCAAGAATCGGAAGGGCTGTCACTGGTTCATCGAAGGCCCCAAGGCTGCCGAGGCGCTCGGATTCACGATGCGCAAAATGGACCGCAGCGAGTACCGGGCCAAGACCATGATTACCGCTGAACGTGACCGGGCATTCCGCTCCGGCTCATTCTGCATTTTGGTCCGAGGCCACGTAGCAGCACTGGTCGATGGCAACGTCATTGACTGGTCGCAAGGTCGCCGGCATCGGATCGCAGCAGTCTACGAAGTGACCCGCAATGCCAATGCACCAGCACCGCAGCCAGCACCGAAGGCTCGCAAGCTGCCGAAGGGCTCAAGCGACTGGCGCTCATTCCGCAAGTACAAGAAGCAAGACAATCTGGAGCTGTTCTGATGCGCCGACAGATTGACCTTTTCCCCGTATCACGACCCGGTCGGATCGAGCTCCCTGAGGGCTCTCCGATCGTGGTCTGTTACGGAGCTGGCGTCGACTCGACGGCCATGCTGATCGCCCTTCACCGGCAGGGCATAACGCCGGACCTAATCACGTTTGCCGATGTCGGAGCTGAGAAGCCTGAGACCTACGCCATGGTCGAGACCATGAGCGAGTGGTGCCGATCGGTCGGCTTCCCTGAGGTCACAGTCTGCACGAAGCTAACCAAGCCTGAGACCGGCTACGATGACCTCACCGGGAACTGCACAAGCAACGAGACTCTGCCATCGCTGGCCTTCGGAATGAAGAGCTGCAGCATCAAATGGAAGCAGGGACCGCAGGACCAATTTCTCAAGGGATGCAAGTCCGGGCCAAACGCTCGAGACCCGCACCCCGTATGGCTTGGGGCCCAGGATCGCGGCGTCAAACCAGTCAAGCTGATCGGCTACGATGCAGGGCCGGCAGATCTCCGCAGATCCAAGAAACTCAAGGAGAGCGATGCTTGCTTCGAGTATCGCTATCCGCTGCAGCAAATCGGTATGGCTCGGGAGGAGTGCATCGCGTTAATCCTCGACGAGGGACTACCCGTACCGATCAAGAGCGCCTGCTACTTTTGCCCCGCATCCCAGAAGTGGGAATTGTGGTGGCTGGCAGGCGCTCACCCTGAGCTCTTCGAGAAGGCCCTTGAGCTCGAGGTCATCGCCATGACCGGACATCACACCCGCTTCGATGAGATCGAAATGGGCGCCGGCTTCATGGAGCTGATCGGGTCAGGCAAACGCTGGCCGTCGACCTCGACAACAGTCGGGCTAGGCCGGTCGTTCGCTTGGAACCACTGGGCACGGATGAACAACGTCTGCGACAGCAACGGCAAGGTCATCGCTGACCCTGACTGGTGTCTGGCGCAGGCCAATCGACTCAAGGCCAAAGGCGGCAACGCTGCGGACCTGAGAACCTGTTAGACCACAACCGCGAGGAAACACCATGGAACAGTTCAAAACGATCGACCGCTCACCAGCCAGCGTATCGGCTGCCATCAAGGCCTACCGGGCTGACTGCACCAGAGTCAAGGCCGAGGCCGAGAAGCACTGTCACGCTCGCTGCCACATCGTAGGCCGAGGCGTGGAGATCATCGCTCTCGACGAGACTGGCGAGCGCAACGACGATCTCGGAGGCCCTGACTACATCAGCGCCAAGGAGCTGACAGTCGGCTACCTGAAGGCCCACGCCCAGAACTGGGCCAAGCACTACAGTCCACAGCCTGAGGCTCGAGGAGGACACCGTCTGGCCGCGATCCATCTGGCCGGAGGCTTCGACATCTACGAGAACTTCGGGGAGTACATGCAGGCCCAGAAGGGCGACTGGATGGACTACGACATCTACGAGGACTGGGCAGGGCAGGACATCGCCATCGAGCTGCTGGTGCCGGCCGAGGAGACCAAGGCCACGCCAAAGTGCTTCATGTGTCCTGCCGACGCTGAGTACTTGGTCCACGGCCACAACGTCTGCGAGGCATGTGCCACGGAGATCTGCTGAGTTGCCAGCTAGAGCATCCTGCGGGGTGCTCACTGGTGGTAATTTTGCCATCGAACGCGAGGACTAGAAAATGACACGACAACCAAAATGGACACCCGCTGAGAACACGGCCGTCATCGGCCTGTACTGGCTCATGTCCGAGTACGTCCTGACCGGCGCCGAGTACAACAAGGCGCAGATGGTCAGAGCAGTCCGAGGCGTCCGCTTGGACGGCTCGATCCAGAACCCTGAGGCACCTCTCAAGGACCGCAGCCGAGGAAGCATCGAGGCCAAGCTGATGAACGTCACGGCTTGCCTTCGGGACCTTGGCGGCGCGTTCACTGAGCGCAGCCTCGAGGAGCAGGGCTACCGTGCCATGTCGAACTATCAGGCCGACCTGAAGCAGGCCGTCGCTGAGTTCTTCGATCCTGCCAACACGCAGGGCGAGCACGTAGCATGATCGAGCGCCTACATCGGCTCGATGTCACTCGTCTGGCCGCGGACTTTTCCGCGGTCGTTCGAGCGGCACACTCCGAGGCTGAGCTGCAAGCGATCCGAGATCGCAACGCCGCGGAGACCGACCCTGCTGTTGACCATGTCCACGACTACACCGACGCCAACGATCTGATGGCCGAGGCGATCAATCGTCAGTGGTCTGGCCTGCAGGACTTCACCGGGAACGACTGGAGCTGGTCCGACTTTGCGGACGAGATCGAGGACGCATGGACACGGAGCAAGGCCGCTGGATTCGCCCTGAGCCGCATCCTCGTCGCCTGTGAGTGGTCTGGCACCCTGAGAGATGCCTTCACCGCTCGAGGCCACGACGCGACCTCCTGCGACATCCTAGAGACCGCCTCACCGGGCAAGCACCATGTCGGTGATGTCCGCGAGATCATGGATGACGGCTACGACATGATGGTCAGCTTCCCGCCATGCACCTACCTGACCTCAGCTCAGCTCTGGAGATGCCTGCCGAAACATGCGGCCAAGCATCCGGGCCGAGCTGCCAAGAGCGACGAGGCTCTGGAGTTTGTCCGAGATCTGTTCGGCGCCAAGGTGACGAGATCCGCACTCGAGAATCCTCGAGGACGCATCGGCACCGCGATCCGCAAAGCCGATCAGGAGATCCATCCGTACCAGTTCGGGCATGACGTCAGCAAGACGACAGGGCTCTGGCTCGACGGCCTCGAGGAGCTGGTGCCAGATCCGGCCGACTTCATCGAGCCGCGGGTCATCGAGTACAAGGGCAAGATGGTCAAGCGATGGGGCAACCAGTCTCCGTGCGGCGCCGACTCGATGGGGCCCTGCTCCGATCGTGGCCACAAGCGCGGCAAGACCTACGCCGGCATCGCCAACGCCATGGCCGACACTTGGGGCGGGATCAAGGCCAGCCTCAGGGCGAAGGCCGAGGTCATTCAACTGGAGATGTTCGCATGAACTACCGACAGCGCAAGCAACGCAAGATCCGCTGGCAGATCGCCGGCTGCATCACCGGACTGGTGGCCATCTTGGTCATCGGTCTGACTTTGAACTGGATCGCCTACTCGGCATGGATCTGCGAGGAGGTCCCGAATCACTATAGCTGCGAGTGACCGCTTCGAGCGCACTGGGCCGCCACCCTGGGTCAGTGCTCTCGGAGGGAATCATTCCCAAGGGTCCAATGCGGGACCCAAACAACCGCGAGGAAATAGTTATGAAAACGAAACTACACACGATCAAGGGCGCGAGCCTCGAGTGCATCGAGGAGTACACGCAGGATCTCAACGGCGAGGTGCCTGACTGGGTGCCATACCGCGTGGCCGTCAAGGGCACAGAGACCAGCGCGCTCGACGCTGCCATGGGAGGTGACACCAAGCACTTCTCTGGCGTACTCCGAGAGTGCGGCCGATCTGACTTTGTCGATGACGGCGTGAACCTGACCGACGAGGATGGCCGGCTGCACGATCTGGGCGAGCTGCTCGACGAGGCTGCTGAGCGACTCGACCAAGCGCATGAGGAGTGGGCCGTCTGTGAATGCCTGCACCGCACCCGCGATCATCTGCTCGACCGCGACGAGGTCGCACTGTTGAGCACAATCCTGATGACCTACGCCGAGGACAGCGACAGCTCGCCGGAATCGCACAAGGCCGTCGACTCACTTTGGAACAAACTGAAAGAGGCAAAAGCATGAGCAACGATACCTACAGCGCACCATGTCACCCCGACCGGCTCGAGTTTCTCAAGGGCCGGCTGGAATCTCAGCGCGAGCGATTCGGCAGGTTCTTCAATGGACCGCTCGACAGCATCGAGCTGCACGGTCTGGCCGACGAGCTCGTCTGGCTGGCTGAGTCATTCAGGACGGCGGCCGACAAGTCCATCGACGAGCACATCGCCGGCAGGCGCCTGCGAGTGGTGACGGCCAAGCCGATCAGCGAGCGCATCCACCATCAGGACGGCAACGTCGAAGGCCGCTACATCTACTGGACCGTGACCGACGACGAGGCCCTCGACGCATTCCATGAGAGCGAGCCGGTGAAGGTCCTCGAGGACTTCGAGTTCACCGTGAGCTGCCCGAGCGACGAGGCCGCCAAGCCACCAACCAACCGAGGAGACATCTGATGAGCACCTATGACAAAACTGCAGTTCCCGGCTATCGCGCCGGCAGGATCATCACCGACGACAAGCCGGTGCAGATCCGCACACCGAATCCAGACGGCAAGCCATCGCCGCTCTACGACATCGTCAACGACTGGTTCGAGGTCGACGGCCGGTACTTCAACGTGCATCCGTACCGCGAGGATCTGGGCGGCTACCCAGTTCGCTGGATCGAGGGATCTGCGCCGGAGGGCTGGACATGAAAGTGACCGCCAACATTATCCGCGATGCGGTCAAGAACGAAGATGCGGGGATCTGCGGCAAGATCGCAGAGACCCTGCGCTTCGAGTACGGCATGACATACGGCAAGATCTGGAGGCTGGTCAGTAACGTGACCGGCATCTCCGAGGCCGACTGGGATCAACTACTGCAGGAGTCAGAGACATGAGTGACAAAGAACGAGACCAAGCGATCGAGACCATCGAGGCCCTATGGCCACCCGACTCGGACTACGCCGACACGCGGCACAACGCCAAGCAAGATCTGATGGATGCACTGTGCGAGGAGTGGCGATGCCTGCCGCTGCCAGTGCTGCAGAACATGGCGCGGCGCCAGCACCGCAGGGACCACTCGCTATGAAACCAGACGCGAGCACCTACGATCCTCGGCCGGAGTATCTGGCCGAGCTGATCGGATCTACTGGTTTGAGTCAGCCGGCCCTGGCCAAGATTCTGGGAGTGACTGACAAGTCGATCCGCAACTGGCTGAGCGGTCGGAACCCGTTTCCGTACACCGTGCAGTTTGCGATCGAGTGTCTGGTCCTGTCAGTTTAGGGCCTTCGGATCAAAGTGGCCGGCCGTGCCCTTCTTGAAGTCGTCAGGATCATCGGACTCGCGGAACTTCGCGGACTCTGGGATTCTGACGACGCCGAGCTGGCCGTTGTTCAGGACAAGGACGTCGCCGGGGCTGACCTGAATATCCATCCCGGTGAATGCACCTTGGATCAAGAGCTGGTCGCCGGGGATCGGCTTGATCCGCACCATGAAGTCCTCGAGGAACCGGGCAACCTCCTCCTGATTCTCAACGCGCCACTGGATGTAGGCGTCGACCTGAGGCAGATCTCTCGGTAACGGTATCGCAGCGGCTACGCCGCGTCCGCGTAACTTATCGGCTCCCATCCTTTATCCCCCAGACGCTCCGGCTCCTCCAGCGGAGACCGGATTCTGAAAATCTCTCCGCATACCATCTGATGCTTCGGCCACTCTGGATTCAGAGCGACGAGGATCGGACGGTAGACGGTGATTGTTCTGCATTCAGTTCTATCCATAATTTTCGAGTACGCCTTGCGGCCCTTCGATTGATATTGTGCTCAGGCCAAGGGCTGCGGTCAAACTGAGCAATCAGAAAATTCTGCACTGGTATCAGGATCTTGACCTCATCTCCGAAGTGATCCTCGAAGGGCCATCGCCCATGTGCCAATGCGGGACCCAGTTCCGAGGCCATGCCGGCGCGCTGCAGCCCAGGGTCGCAAACCCCGAAGTGATGCCACATACAGAGCCCGATCGTGTTCTTGTGCTCGTCGGACTTGACGCCGACCCGGCGCCCGTTCTCGGTGACATGCTCGATCGTAGTCCAGCGATCCATGTGCCCCATCAGCAGGCAGGGCAGGCACCCGCAAAAGATCTTGATTGTCTGCAGGCGAGCTCGCTCGTCCTTGAGAATGCGCGGAGTTTTACCGACCATCGCGCCATCCAGCTTCGTGGCCCTCAGCGTGGCCAAGCCAGTAGGCCTCCCGCATCAGCTTGGCGATCCGCTGCTCGACGCTCACCGATCGGTCGACCTGCTGCATGTCCAGATGCTCGGCCAGATGCTCGTCGAGCTCCTCGTCGTTCATCGCGGCATGACCTCGTACAGGTGCCAGACGTAGGTGCCATCCATCATCAGGCAGCTCGCCCGGTGTCCGACCTCCAGCTCGGCAGGCGGCTGGATTGGCTCGCCGGTCGCAAAGATCCGGTAGTTCAGGAATTCCTCCTCGCGGCTCGGATCGAACTCGACCCAGATGCAGAGCTCCTGACCCTGGGCCGCGAAGTGGACGATCTTGGCATCGCGCGTGACCTTGATCTGGGCAGTCGTGCCGACCACGGCAGGGAACTTGTGAATCAGACGCATGGCCCTCTCCCCTTGTCGAAGAATGGCACCGCCTTGAGCTGCGGTAGCCGATGCCGGCGCTGTCCAATCCATCCGACTCTGACGAAGAGCTCAGTGATGTCCTCGCCCTTCATGTTGTGCGGCTTGTGCGCCGCCCTGCTTTTCCCGTTCACGTACTGGTGTCCCATCTCAATACTCCTCGATGATGTAGCCCATGGCCCTCATCAGGGCCTTTTTGATTTTGTAAACCTCCGTGCGAAACCCGCTCTGCATCTTGACGTCCTCGACGACCAGCTTCTTGGCCTCGGCGTCCCAGTACGAGAAGTCGGCCTCGTAATACATCAGGCGCCCGTTGGCGTGATACCGCTTCGAGTAAATGCGGATCTCGATGCCGCCAATGACGATCGGAAACTTGGGATGCACTTTCAGATCTGAGATCTGGCCGGCGCGCTCGAGGATTCGCAGATCCATGTAGCGCAGGAATTCCCGCTTGCTGTCGAACTTGATGCCGTTGTGCTCGATCTTATTGACGTTGCCGTATCGGCCCTTGCCCTTTTTCTTGCCGCTCGGGAACCGGCCCATGCCGTCGAGATCTTCTTGCGTCCATCGCTTCGATTTTTTTTTCATCAGGATGTCGTCCACGGAAGGTACGGCGGCAAGCTGCGCCACGGTGTAGTCAATCCTGCACTTGGAACCAGCGGCCTAGAGCCACCGTGGACGGCACCGCTATCCACTGAGATTCCACCCGAATGTCGGCTCGACACCCTCAGGCAGCACCCAGAGATGGCGCATGTTGGCGACGTCGACGACGCGGCCGGCAGCCGGATAGATCTCCATGGCCCACGCTGGACCGAACCCGATCTCCTGCTTGATGCGCTGCAGCTCGTCCCATGTCAGATCCTCGTCCCATCGGCCATCGCCGCGGACGCTGGACCTGCTGACCGAGATGCGGAGCATGTGATTCGGCTCCTCGAAAACCTGCGCCAGATACTTGCGAGATCTCCAGACGGCAATGCGGACGACGCGCTCGTCGCTACTCTTCGGCCACTCCTCCTCGTCCACCCATGTCAGATCCTTGGGCAGTCTCTTGAGCCTCGCGTTGTGCGCTCTCCTTTCGGCTCTGTTCATATCGTTTTTCCTCTCGCTTGATGAATAATCGGACGATGTCCTTGGCGGCCTTGTAGTCGGTCCACTCTCGAACCTCGTCACCCAGGGAGTCCTCGGCATCCCAACACGCCTCGCTAAACCACGGCAGCCAGTCGGCGCCGTGTCGGGACTTCAAGATGACGAGCGCGATGGCCAGACGGTCAGCCAGCAGGGCGATCCTTCTATCGGATCTTGCCTTGTGCTCGCAGCTTTCGTTGCATTGCTCCGTAGGCATATTTCCTCGACTGGATGAAGTTGCGGACCCGTTTGTCGGGAGTGATGGTCGGCTGCGTGTCCCACGTAGGATCAGGCCAGCACAGCGATTTTTTCTTGAACTGATTGCGAGCCCAATTCTGTGACTCGCCGTTGGAATTCGAGTGATGCCTGAGCATGGCGTAGAACTGCTCATGGCTGACCCAACCCTCAGGCAGGGCCTTCACCATGTTCTTGCCGATGCGGACGAGGTCGCCCTCCTGCACCGAGACATCGCGCTTCGAGAGCGGGACCTCCCATCCACACTTGGGGCAGATCCTCATGCCGGAGAAGATGTGGCTGCAGTCCTCGCAGACCTGCTCGCGCTTTTCGTGCTCGCCTGATTGCGGGTCCTTGGTCCAGTTCTCGCAGGCCTTCTTGCCCTCATCGAGGCGCCAGCGGAATAGATCGTCGGCCATACCCATCGAGGTCACGTTGCCGGCGTGGTCGAGGATCATGCAAGTCTTGAACCCAGGGTGCTGCGGGTCCTTGATGACGTCGCCCAGATCTGTGACGGCTGGCCGCATACCTCGCCCGATCATCTGCAGATGCAGGACGATGGACTTGGTCGGCCGAGCGATGACGACGCAGTTCACACTCGGCGCATCGAATCCGTAGCTGGCGATCGACACGTTGACGAGGACCTGAATCTGGCCGGCCTTGAACTGCTCGACGATCTCCGCGCGCTGCTCTGGCGTTTTCTTGACATGCAGGCTGGCGCTGCGCACACCGAGCTCGCGGAACCGATCGTGCAGGGCCTCGCAATGGGCGATGTCGACAGCGAACACGATTGTATGGCGATCTGAGGCCAGCCTGAGCCAGTTATCGACGACATCCCCGACCAGCGTGACGCAGGCAGCAGAGAGTGGCGCGTTCTGGTAGTCACCGCGCGAGACCTTGATGCCTGTCAGATCCGGCGTGGCGCCGCCCCAATACTCGCAGGGCGCCAGCCATCCATCAGTAATCAGGCGCCTGACGCTGGTGACATGCTTGATCTCAGTGAAAAAGCGCCCGAGACCCTTTCCGGTCTGTCGTGCCGGCGTGGCTGTGTATCCATCTATCCGGGCCTTGGGCGCGTAATGCTCGAGGATCTCCAGAATCTTCGGGGCCATCGACAAGTGACACTCGTCGACCAGCACCCGCCTGACATCTGGAAACCAGAAATTTGAACGGCGAGCTCGCGCGATCAGCGTCGGCCAGCTCACAACATGAATCGGTTTTACCGGGTCCCATCGCTCGCCCGGTCGTTTGGCCCTGAGGATTGACACGTTCTCGTATCCCGAGATGTCACCGCACCAGTTGGCGGTCTGCGTAAAGATCTCGTTGCGTGGCGTGAGGATGGCGGTCGAGTCGCCTCGGGCCATTTCACGCTGAGCAATCAGGGCTTGGATGATGGTCTTGCCGGAGCCAGTGGGACTGCAATGGATGACGCGGTCGTCCCTGCCGTGGTGCATGGCGTAGTTGACATCGTCGTCCTGGTACTGTCGCGGCGTTAGTTTCACCGCGGCTCCGCTTTCAGGGATGGATAGGTGTGGCCGTTGGCGCACTTGTCGTCACCATTCGGACGACGCTCACGGCTGACACCGACAGCACCGCACACCGGGCAGTATCCGTAGGGCGCCGGCCGTGGCGCCGGCTGCTCCTCAGGATTCGGCACCAGATCAAATGAGATCTGAGCCCACTCCCAGATCCCGACGCGACAGGTAGCGCAGAACGCGAAGGGAACGAGGCCGATCAGGCCCTCGCATCCCTCCTCGTCGACGTCGAACGAGCTGCTGCACACTGAGCAGTATCGGACGTTCACTGTTTCCTCAGGACGAGCACGGCATGGCTACACCACGCTGCCACGTACTCGAGATCTGCTGTGTCGTCCTTGCTCAGGTCCAGCTTGGTGCAATCCTCACCGCCGTATGGAAAGGCCTTGAACCCGGCGACGTACTCGCGGATCTGATCTCTGTCGACCTCGTTCTGAGTAGGCGCCGGCCGAGTCGGCCGCTCGTCCTCAGGCGTCGGGTCCTCGCCCTTGCCCTTCTTGTTTTTCTTTTTCGACTTGGGCTTGTTCAGATCCATGTCGTCGCGGATCCTGCGCACCGTGCGCTCATTCACGCGACAGATGTCAGCGATCATGGTCGGGTGCTGCGTGGAGATCTCGGGATCCTTGAGCGCAATCTCGACAGCGTTGCGCTTGTCGGCATTGGTGCGCCTCAGGCCGTGCTCGTCGTTCGCCTGCAGGGCCCAGAGCAGAGCCTCATGCAGGCCGCCCTCATGGACCTCGACCTTGCACTTCGGGATCTCGGCGTTGATGTAGGCGTGATGCCTGTGAAACCCATCGGCCAAGATGTAGCGATCGGAGTCCTTCTCCGCGAACACCACCAGCGCCGGGAACTGCGCGCCGTTCTGCATCTGCGTCGTGTACTCGTCGATCGTGTCCTTGTCGAGTTTCTTGCGGACCTGGGTCGCGGCCGAGGCGAGGATATTATCCGTCGCCAGCTCGATGACCTTATGCTTCTTTTTCGTCGGCATCAGTGCTCTCCGGTATCAGATCCATCTGGCTGTTGTAGATCTGCTCGAGCGCGGCTTCCTTCTCGTTGGCCAGCTCGGTGATTAACTTCTCCTCGAGAGTCTTGGTCATTCCACCGGACAGCAGCCTGAAAATGTCGTACTTGCTGATGCCAGTGTCAGCGGCCACCAGCTCTGACTCAGTGACCTCCTCGAACTTCCGTTTGATCTCGCCCAATTGCTCCGCGGCGTCGTTGCGGAGTCGCTGCCGAAATGACAGCCTTTTCGCCTTAACCTTCTTCGCCATCGTCCTCTCTCTTTCCAATTTCAACCTCGGCCGCCTTGAGAAACTCGCTCATGGCGCGCTTCATCTCAGTGACCTCCTCGACAGTTTTCTGAGTGCCGTCCTCGTTCTTCTGGTACTTGGGCAGCGGCATCGGATCAATTGTCTTGACCGCCCACCGCAGATACCCGGTCGGGATCTCTCCCATACGCTCGCCTTCATGTTTGCCAAAGTGGCAAATCAGTTCCTCACCCATCGTCGCTCTCCTTCATGTTGCCGATGCTTTCGCCATCGGAAAAACGGATGCCGACCATTCGAGAGCCCGGAAAGAGCTCCTTGATCGCATCCAAAAATTCGCGATCCGCGTCCGATAACTTGGCGCGAATCCGCATCCTTTCGACCTGTCGTTCTGAATCATTCACGCATTTCTCCGGGCCTTTGGCCTGCTCGGAAGCAGGTTACTCAGCTCGCCTTTGTCTGCCCGTTGCGCCTAATGGCCACTCGGATCATTGGACGGCCCGTAGGTCCTCCCCGAGATTTTTCGGCCCTGAGATTTCGGTCAGTTTGCGTATGCCACACCGATCTGGTGTGTTGGAAGGGTGGAAGGCACAAGATCTTGTGGTAAGATCTTGGCGTCTGGTTCCACGGCGTCCAAACCGACCAGATTCGAGGCCCCTGATCCGTGTCGGAGTAGGGGCCTCATTCGTTCTGACACTAAAGCAGAACGGGGCTATCGTCAAACACATCCACGCGACCGCACCAACAGGGTGCCAGCTCAGTACGAGCGCGGCGATCCAGGCTGAGGCGTAGGCGAGCTCGGTCACTTCAGCATCAGCTCCCGGTCTGCACAAAACTGGCACTGAAAGACCTCGTAGTCATCAGCAAACCCCTCCTGACAGACACCGTCGACGCAATGCGCGTTCGGGCACTTGGCCACGCGGAGCAGTTCCTTGAGATGCGCGTTCTCGAGCTCAGTCTCGGTGAACTTCTTTTGCGCACCAGTCGCAGCAACCTCGAAGTCGGCACTCATACCTTCACCACTATGGCGTCCATGTTCTTGCCGGCCGGGTACATCTGGCCGCTGCGCTTGTCCTTGAGGACCAGCTCCATCTGGCCGGCGCTGCCATCGTCGATCATGGCGGCAGCAACCTGCGCAATCAGAGCGGCAGCGTTGCCCTTGCCATCAGCCTCGCTCATCTTGTTGGAGCCGGTAGCACACTGAGCCACGCCACCCTTCTCCGTGATGATGATGACGAGGTCCGAGCAGGTAGCCCCGAGGATGTGCTTCTGGAACTCAGCGAGCTGCATCTGCACGATCGGATCGAATTGTTCCATGGGATCGCTCATAGCTTGCTCGGCGGCGGGACCCGCAGGCGGTGTGCCGTTTCGGTGATGTTCTCGGGCTCGAGGTAGTCGATGTGATCCTTGGGCAGCAAGGTACGTGGATCTGCCTTGTGCTCGGGGATCTCCATGGCCGTGTCGGCCACGACCTCAGGCGCAGGTTCGCCCTGCAGGAAGTCGCGGATCTTCTTGAGCAGCTTCATAGCTCCTCCAGTGCGGCGATGTGGCTCTTGGCCTGAATGATCTGCTCGCTGAGCATCCTCAGGCGGTAGTCCAGATTGTCGATGACCGAGCGGTCAGGCTCGACCTCGGCATTGATCGGCGTGGGGATGTCGTCGAACTGGCCAAGCAGCCGGCCCTTGATGGAGCTCAGGCGGCTATTGACGTTGTCGAGATCTTGGGCCAGCTCTGCAATCGTGTTGAGAGCTATGGTCATGCGGGTTTCGCGGCTTGCGACCGCTGTTGCTACTTCACTCATATTGGAATCCTCGCTTTTTTGGCTTGGCGCTGCAGATAGCGGCGCAGGTACTCGGTTTTGGAAATTCCCTGCCGTTTCGCGAGCGCCTCCAGGGCGTTGGATTCTCGCGGCGTCAGGCGCATCTGAAAGGGCTTGTCTTTAGTCTCCATGGGCCCTATAGTAATGACACTTGTAATGACAAGTCAATCAGAATACGCGAGGATAAAAAATGGATACCGAAAATCAAGAATCTACTCCTGTGGACGACGAGCAGGAGAATCTCGAAAACCGTGTCATCACTTTCAATGTGAACGACGCGGCCATCGCTGAGATCAAAGAGGATCTCGGTGCGGTCGATGCCTACAAGGATCTGGACCACGCCAAGAAGGCGAAGAAAACCCTGACCAAGATGCGGACCACCCTGGGCGAGGCGCACAAGGAAGCCAAGGCTGACGCTCTGGCCTACGGCCGGCGCTGCGATGCTGAGAAGAATCGCTTGCTCGGGCTCATCGCTGAGATCGAGGACCCCATCACCGAGCAGCTCGACGAGATCAAGAATGCCGCAGCTCGCGAGGAGCAGCAGCGACAGGACAAGATCATGGAGGGCATCGAACAGATCCAAGCCTTCGCTCTCGATCGCCACGACCTGACGTTCGAGCAGCTCAACGAGAGGCTGGACACTCTGCTCGGGCTGAAAGTGGATCCCGATTTCTACGCAGAGCACACCGAGGATGCGGAGAACGCCAAAGAAGTGGCCGAGTCCAAGCTGCGCATCGCGATTATGAACGAGTCGACGCGCCTCGAGGAGGTCGCCAAGCAGGAGCAGACCGAGGCCGAGAACAAAGAGCTCCGCGAGAAGCTGGCCAAGCGGGAGGAAGAGCAGGCTGAGAAGGACGCAGCCCAGAAGGTCATCGACGACGCCGCTGCTGCTGAGCAGAAGGAGAAGGACGACGCTCGCCAGAAGGAACTCGACGATCAGGCCGAAGAGCAGCGCATCGCTCAGGAGAAGATCGACGCCGACGCAGCCGAGAAGGCACAGAAGGAGGCCGACGATCAGGCCGCTGCGCTCGCCGCCATTCAGGCACCGGACAAGGAGAAGCTGACCCTGTTCTGCAATGCCATCGACCATCTGGTCAACGTGAAACCCACCCTGCAGTCCGACGCCGGCAACGACATCCTGTTGAACGCCGTGTCGAGTCTGCTGCAGGTCAAGAGCTACATCGAAACCAAACGCGAGGAACTGTGATGTCGGAAGAGCAAGCACCCTACGAAGTGAACCCACCAATGACCTGCCACATGAGTCAGGAGGTCCTGACGGATCTCATCGGCGCCGCTGTTGCGCAGGCCCACCCGCCCGAGCCGCAGCGCGACAAGCTGTTCGCTGCGCTCGCCATCGCCCAGGGTCAGATCAAGGCGGCCATCGCGGACAAAGAGAACACGCATTTCAACTTCAAGTACGCGGATCTCGATGCCTGTTGGGAAGCCTGCCGCGGACCACTGTCCGAGAACGAGCTGGCGATCATCCAGATCCCCTCGGTCGGAGAGTCTGGCGCCGTCAACATGCAGACGATCCTCGGCCACAGTTCTGGCCAATGGATCGACAGCCACTACTCGATGCACCCCGACAAAGGTGGACCGCAGGCCCTCGGGTCCTGCATGACCTACCTCCGGCGCTACATGCTGTGCGCCATGGTCGGGATCTCGCAGGAGGATGACGACGCCAACATGGCGACGGCAGATCCAGACGAGTACGAGCGGATCTCCAAGACGCAGGTCGACGAGCTGCTGGTGCTGGCCGACAACCTGTTCAAGAAGTCTGCCGATCAGGTCGTCGAGAGGATGCTGGCCAAGGTGTTCGAGCTGACCTCAGTGAAGGACATCCCCGCGGACCTGTTCGAGCAGGCCAAGACGCTGCTGGAGAATCAGGCCAAGCGCGAGAAGAAGGCCGCCGATAAGCCGGCGCCGAAGAAGGACGCGAAGCCAGCCGCCGAGAAAAAGTAGGTGGACTGCCGGATCGTCAAGGTCGAGCAGGGTAGTGACGAGTGGCTGGCTCTACGCCGGTCGCGCGTCACCGCCTCGAGGCTCGGGGATGTCATGGCCAAGCCAGACACCAAACGCTACCAGAAGTACCGGCGCGAGAAGGTCCTCGAGCTGCTCGGCAACACCAACGTCGAGGAGTCTCCCGAGTGGGCCAGACATGGCAGGGAGAACGAGCCCAAGGCCATCGCCGGCTACGAGTGGAAGTACGAGGTCGACGTCGAGCACAATGTATTCCTGATCTCGAAGCAGTACGACTGGCTCGGCGCCAGCCCTGACATGCTGCACATCGCAGAGCCGGAGATCGAACTCAAACCCGGTGGCAGCAATCCAGCGCCAGAGAGCGAGTACGACGAGGGCGGCGAGATCAAATGCCGCGCGATGTTCAAGAACTACAAGGCGGCCAGAGATCAGGCCGAGCGTTACAAGGGCATGAAGCTGGCAGTCCCGGCCTGCGATCGTCACCAGATCCAGGGCAATATGTGGCTGACCGGATGGCACCGCTGGTGGTACGTGAACTTCTACATCGGTGACAACCTCGAGGGCGGCATGACCCAGAAGATCCACCGGGTAGCCGTGGCCAGAGACCAGAAGTTTATCGACGCCATGGAAATCCGGTGCTTGAAATTCATGGCCGAGTGCTATGAGATGGCCGGCCTGAAATAATTTTGGACATTGTCCACATTACACCTAAGGAGAAAAATGTGAGTGAAAACAACGGAGAAAACGGGCAAGTGCAGACACCGGCTGAGCAAGCCGCGCCGGATGCAGAGCCAGCACCAGCCGCAGTAGCCGAGGCAGTCAAGCAAGCGATCATTGAGCAGCCACCAGCAGTTCAGCAGATCAAGATGGCTCCGTGCCCCTGCGCTGGCGGCGAGACCAACCTCCTGCTCGACGTCCCGCAGGGATCGAAGGTAGGCCGCGCGAGCTGCTCGATGTGTGGTGTGTGGGGAGTCGACTTCCTTGTGCCACGGACGCAGGAGCAAGAGCTCGTTGCTAAGGCTGCCGCGAAGGCATGGAATGAGGCCCCGCGTGGGTAATCGTGCGCTGCCGTGGATCCTGCTGGCGCTGCTGATTGGCGGCGCCGGCTTGGCTGCGCTGATATTGTGGTGGCTGCGTAACCTCACTATGATGTGAGATCTTCCGAGAGTCCTCGCGGTCTTTGGGAAATGCGGAGCCCGACCGTACTCAACTCAGGGATCAGGGTGCCGAACGTAAGTTCCGGCGCCCTTTTTTAATTGCTGAGCTCGCGGAGTGCGCGCTCGAGTTTGTCGACGTCGCCCTGGATGATGCCGACCTTGGTGTCGATCGAGATGAGAGTGCCGTTCACTTCGGACAGCGTGGCCGCGTAGGTCTTGCCTGCATCCGTGACCAGCACCCGCTCGAGGACCTTTTCGATCTGGTCCTCGGTGAGCGCGTCAGATCCGCGCTCGAATACGCCTGCAACATAGCCGACCAGCATAGTGACGACGAGCGTCACGACTGTAGCTGAGGCCGTGGCAATCAATGTTTTCTTATCCATCATTCCTCTTCCTCATTGAGTATCGCCTGCGCCCGTTGCTTGGATGCAATGTAGTCGCCGGCCAGCGTGTTGACCGAGGCGATCTCGGCCTTGAGCTGCCGGTTTTCCTGCTGCACTGAGTCTATCAAGTTCTGCTGCTGCGCGATTCGATACTCGACTTGCTCATGGCTGGACTGGATCTCATCGTTGACTGCCATCTGGATCTGCTCCTCGATGTAGTCCTCGACTGGGACCTCGGCCGGCGCTTCGCCAGTGACCATGGGCTCGTCAGGCCTGAGAGTCTCACCCCTGATGCAGGCCATCTCGTCACCGTTGTACGGATGCGTGTTCCTGATGTCCTTGATCGTGCAGCGCAGGGCTGCAGCTCGCTCATGCTTTCCGTTGAGCTCGTAGAACAGGGCAGCGCACCACGCATTGAGCTCCATGGTCTGCCGGCCAACGATGACCGTGCCCCACTGTTCAGATCCGTAGCAGTTCTGGCCCTCGTTGATGTCGACGTCACCCATGCCATAGGCGAAGGCGAACGTCTTGTTGCCGCCAGTGCTGACGTTGGTGTCGCCACCGATCATGTCGCCACCGTTCAGGGTGCTGCCACCGACATCCACGTTGGTCCCGCCAGTGGTCACATCCACATCGACGTCGACGTCCTGCCGGTCGCCCCGGTCAGTTGCCTCGGCGCGCTGCGCGAACATGACCACCATGCTCAGTATCAGCAGGCCAGCCAGGGCCAGACTTATTCTCTTCTCGATTCTCATAGGCTCACCAATATCCCGAGGGCGATCAGGCCCCTGTAAAACCAGTTGTCCATCTCATGTGCTCTCCGCTCTCGAGCGAGCTGCTCTTCTCGGATCTGCGTGAACTGATGCTGCATGGATCCGGCCTCGATCAAATGATTGTAGGCACGGCTCAGTCCCTCGAGGGCTGCAGCGTTCTCCTGCGCGATCGTCTGATTGCCTCCTGCGACGATCGTGTACTGCACCAGCGCAGCGAACTGCTCGCGGGTGAATGTCACGCTGTCCTCAGTGGTGGACGCGGGAGAGGGGATCTCAGGCAGCCTGAGCGGCTGCTGGATCTCGACAGTTGCAGGCGTCAGATCCCAGTCGGGTATATCAACCGGGCTTTGACTGGCGCACCCGCTCAGACTCAAAAGCACTGAGCAGGTCATCCATAGGAGTGTCCTTCGCACTGATCTTCTCCAGCTTGGCCACCGTGGCATCGGCAGCGAGTTTAGCACCGGCCTTCTGCTTCTCGGCTTTTTTGTTCAGAGCCTCAGCCTTGTCCTGCTCCTTCTTGATCTTGGTGCCGAGGAGCTGGTCGCGATCGTGCTCTGTTTTCTTGAGAGCCCTGCCGTCACGGCCAAGGATGAAGATGGCCATGCCGAGCAGGACTGTACCGAGACCGATGATCCACTTTTTCACCGGATGACCCTTTCCTTCTTGAAGTAGCCAACCGCTGCAGATGCCAGCGCAGTAGATCCTGCGATCAGGCCAGCAGTAGGTGAAACCTCGGTGAATGTTGCGACCATCTCCCAGACAACGGCCGCACCCATGCCGGCGATCGTCGCGGCGGTGATGGTGCTTGACGGCTTATTCATATCAGCCTCCTTGCTGTTACGTGAGCCTTCGTACTCCCAGTAATCGCGAGCGAGGATACCGCGAAATCTTCACGGTGTCAGACTGGTTGCCGCCGAGGATCTCGATGAGATCTCCGGTGATGCCTGAGTAAAATCCGACATGACCCTGGGCCGTAGTGTTCTCGGGCCCCGGCTGCTCACCCTTGCCTCGCTTGATGATGACGATGTCTCCGGGCTCAGCCTGATCGAGCTGGATCCCGATGCCAATGTTCAGCCACGATCGCGCGCGGAGATCCTTGGACCTCGGCAGGCGAGCGAGCCAGCAGATGTAGTTCGCAAACGCTGAGCACCATGGCACCTCGTCCTCGCTTGGCCACTCGTTGTCGAGCTTGAGCATGGCCATGATCTGAGGATTGTCGACGTTGCCACCGACCTCCTTGATGCCAGTGAATCGTTGCGCCAAGTCGTAGGCGTGTCCGTGTGAAAATCTCATAGTGCTCTTTGCCTCCAGTAGAACCAGCGATCGTCGTCGTGCCCCCATGGTGGCGAGACCTGATAGGCCCTCATCTCCACCGGGACGCGGCCGTCTTGGTAGCTCATGTGCCGAGGCGATACCTCGATGATGTCGCTGCCGATCCACTCGATCAGCAGATGCTTCGAGACCCCCAACAGGAACGCCGGCACGGCAGGTCCCTCGAACCCGCTGTTGCGCCAGTCGCCACCCATGTCCCGGCCGACCCGCTGGCCAGACCACTCATCGACAGGCAGGTCATCGGTGTAGGCAGTCCAGCCGTGCTTGTTGACCGTGTCGTCAAAGTACTCAGTCCAGAAATATCCGGCGCGAATGGCGGCTGCTCGTTGGTCGGCGCCGAGAAGTTGTGCTTGAGGAATCCACCGTGGCCCATGCCGGCGCTGTTCATTATCGGCCTGACGATGTAGTCGCCCTCGACCGTGACAGGTGTGCCGCAAGGTCCGCAGCGATAGCCGAGGCGTTGCGTGACCTCCAGCTTGTTGAGGATCCACCTCTCGTCCGCGGCCAGTAGTGGGAACGCTGCGCGCTCCTCGATGTCCAGTGGTAGGTCAATCATTTTCTACTTCCTCGAGATAAGTCCAGCCGTCGCGCTGGAGTCGTCGCATGTAGGGCCGGAAGCCGTAGCAGGCGTAGTCTGGTGGCTCGTAGTCTGGGACGAACTCTCGGTAGTCAGCGACCACCAGATCATTCATCTCCTCGTTCATGTGCCTTGGCGAAACGTCGATGATCGTATCACCAAGCGACTCGACCAGCATGTATCTGGAGATCCCGCGCAAGATCTGAGGCAACTCCCGGCGCTCTCCGTTCTGCTCCATGATCTCGAAGTCGCCCTCGATCCTGACTGTGCGCTGGACTTCGATGCACTCGTCCTCGAGGTACAGGCGCCAGTGCCGGAGCTCGTCAGTCCATGGTGTCAGGCAGTAGCCGTAGGGCTTGTGCAGGATGTTGCGCTCTTCGGTGAGCGAGATCTTCTTGAAGCCACCGCCAGCCATGCCACCAATGTTGACGACAGGACGCAGGCAGTAGTCGCCGGCAGGCACCCAGGTCCCAACCGGCCAGATGGGTTGCAGCAGCGCGTTGTAGAGCGACAGCTTCGAGAAGATCCAGCGATCCAGCGGAGGCAGCATCGGGTAGACGTCAATCTCCGGCAGGTATGGCGGCATCGTAATCATGTGCCTTCGACATCGAGATCCAGGTTGTGCGAGGCGAGGGCTGAGCCTGATCCAGTGGCGCGGATCTCAATATCGACATCGAGATCAGCGTTGCCGGTGCTCGGTGTCTTGGCCGTGCCATTGGTTCTAAGGCAGTTGATACAGCCATTGGCCGAAGCATCAGCGTGATCGTCTGACACAGTCGAGAGTAGATACCACGTTCCAGAGACTCGATTGGTCGGGCCGACCGTGTCACGAAAATAGAAAAACGTGCCGCCAGCACCGCCCTCCACTTCGTTGAGATACCGGATGTCGTAGTCGTCACCGATGTCGGTCTCAGGCTCGTCTGGCCACCAGTGCGCGTCGTGATTGTTGGCGTCATCCGACTGCGTCGTGAGCTGAGCCCAGACAACGAGGCCGACAGTCGTGCCAAAGTAATACTCAATCGTGCCGTCAACATCGTAGGCGATCTGGATGCGCGCGCTCTCCGGTGCCACCTGAGTTTCCGACTGCACGATGTCGAGGAGGGCAGGCTCGGTGCCGCCGCCTGCGCCCTGCTGTGCGGCGTTTGCAACAACGGTGATGCCGACTGACCCGCGCTGGAACTTGCGCAGCTTCGGGATCCGATTCTCTGCGATCAGGATGCCGGCGTTGCGATGGAAGAGCTCCCGCCAGCGCATCTGGTGGACGCGCCAGTGATCCGGGCCGATGTACTCGCGCAGGAAATTGCGCATCTCGGCCTCGCTCGGCGTGACCATGTCGAACCAGCTTCGCGGCAGGATGATTGCGCTCATTATGGCGTGATTCCTGTGCCCCAGATGTAGTAGACCGTCGCGGACTCGCGCCAGATGTTAGCGACACCACCAGGGCCGACCGTGCAACCGCCAGCCGTGTCGACTCGAGTCGATCCGTCGAGGTAGTAGAGCGTGGTGCTGGCACCCTCGGTGATCGTCCAGTTGCCAGATGTGAAGGCGTTGATGACCGTGGTCATGCCGTGTACCGGGAAGTCCAGATCAACATTCGATCCCAACGTCAAAGTGTAGGATGTTGAGTTGTCCGTAAATACCGCCGAGCCGCAATGCTCTGCTCCAAGCGTGTCGGATTGATTGTCGTTCCGCACACGTAGATTGTTGAACCCGACATCGTGCTGGTTTCCATCGTGATCCTTGATATTCAACATCGAGGTCACGCCAGTAGCGGCAAGTTCTTGTGTCCCGACTGCGCTGGTGCCGTTGTAGTAGAGGACGACGCCTGCATCCTCGAAGCATTTAATCATCAGGTCGTTAGCAGCGCCGCCGCGGATCGAGAAGTCGTTGCCATCGTTCATGTCGAGGAACAGATCGTCGACGCCGTCATAGTACATCCGGGCATCGTTGCCGGTGCCGAATTGCAGGTTGACTGCATCGCTGACCTGCACATGGAGATCTCGGAATTCCCATGTGGCCGTGGCCGTGCCGGTGACGACGAGGTCATTGCCATCGTGGTGCAGATCTACAACGTCAGTATCGCCAGAATCCCACAGCCTCAGGTGCAGGCCGTCCCTGAAATTGAAGTCCTGATCTGCAGCGGCAGCCGTGACCTCCATGGACCCGCCAGAGGCCGCGGTCCAGAACATCTGGATGTCGCCACCAGCCAGGGTGCCAAACTGAGGGCCGTGCAGGTCGGCGTAGGTCGTATCAAACAGGTTCATCGCGACATCGCCATTCATCACGATGCCGGCTGAGTTACCGACCCGAGTGATCTGGTCAGCGATGTCCATGTTGACCATGCCGTAGACGGTCGGGCCTGCGGTCTCATCCCACATGCCGAGGAAGCCGACGCCGTTCTCTTGGTGCATGAACATGAAGTCGTCGACATCGCCTGAGCTGTTGTTGTCGTAAGCGCGGACCTGATAGGTCGTGCCGTGTACCCGGAGCGCGCCTGAGCCGGTGCTTGTAACCTCGAGCACCCCGGCTGCTGCTGCGCCAAACGTCAGGTTTGTGCTGCCCTCGATGTCGTCGGCAATCGTCGCACCGACAGCGACCTGATTGTCAGTGATCGAGCCGCCGATGCCACCGCCACCGCCAGCCGCATTCAAGGTCGTGCCGGTCAGGCTCAGGTTAGTGCCGAGGGTAATCTCCTGCACATTGCCGGCGCCACCAGACTGACGGCCAAGCAGACGATCGCCTGTCGTGACGTTCTGCATCTTGGCATAGCTGACCGCGAGGTTATTGATCTGCCCTGTCTGCACCTGTTGAGCTGATAAGCCAGCCCCAAAGTCTCCGACTACAGTATTAGCGCCAACCGCCAAATCCTGCGGAGTACCAGTGCTGCCAATGCGAACCTTGACTGTGTCCGCTGCCATGTCTGCGAGCATCGAGTTAGTCACGACGCTGGCTGCGATCGTTGCAACCTGAGAGCCAGAGCCGGGGCCAGCCGTGACGTCGCCAGTGAGCTGCGTGATGCCGGAGCCAGTACCGAAGAAGGCAGAGAGCTGCGTGATCGAGACCTCGGACAGGACACCGCCGTCATTGATAATCATGGTGTCGGTGCCGATGACCGCGCCGCTCGCAGGCTGAGCCGTGATCGCGGAGACAGCCAGGGACAGCGCAGCGGAGCCAGTGACCTGCCCAGTGTGATTGGCGTTAGTCACCTTGGCGGTGTTGGCTACGATCTCGCCCCACTTCGCCGTGGTCAGCATTCCTGCTGCCGCTACGGTTGCGGCCGGCAGGGTCACATCGTCGGCTCCACCATCAGAAGTGATCGCGACTGTGTTGACTCCGACCGTGCCTACGCTCAGGGCAGTCGATACGTTTGAGACCTTGGCGGTGTTGGCCACCACTGAGGCGTTGTTCGAGACCTCGGTGTCGAAGTCTGAGATCTGAGATGCAGGGATCGAGATGGCAGCTTGCGTGAAATGCTCATTCGCTGCGAAGTTGAGCAGCGCATCGTGGTTGATCGCGCCCTCATGTTGCGTGACGCTGGACTGCGTGATGTTGGCATCCGGCACGTTGACCCACGTAACAGCAGCACTCAGGTCGTTGACCTCAGTGACGGTGCCGACCACGGTCTCGCCGCCGATGTCATCCCTGAATACCAACACGCATGGCGCGTCATCTCTGACAAAGAGCTGGCCGTAGCCAGCGATGTCAGCTCGAGCGAGGTTGCGCTCAGCGATCATAAGGGCCAGACCCTCGCCCCCGGAGACCGGCTGGAACAGGTAGCGGTCAGGATCCCCGCCAACTGTTGCCGCAGCGATGAAGTTGAGACCATCAGTGGTCATCGCCATGCGCGTGTTGCTGCCGATGTCGTCGCGGACCTCGAGGAAGCCACCCGAGTCGGTGTTGACCCGAGTGATGTTGTCCTGAATCGTCAGCGCATTGTTGCCGCCGATGCGGAACTCATGGCTGGTCACGGCCTGATGGAGCTGCGTGGTGAAGCCAGTCACATCCAGGGCCGTGGCGCCGATCGGAGTCACATCGACCTGACCGGCAGTAGCCACCGTGGAGATGCCAGAGCTGAGCAGCGTATCCACGATGCCGAAGGACGAGCCCTGCCGGATCAGCGTGTCGTTCTCGATGACGAGGTTGTGACCTGAGTCGCTCAGGCCAATGTGCGCCGTCAGCCCGGAGTGCGTCAGGTAGACGTAGTCGGTGATCGTTGCCTCGTACACCCGCAGGTCGGTGAAATTCATCTGCACCCGGTCGTTGGCGATCCACGCTCCACCGCTCACGTACATGGTGGCGCCGGTCGGCGTTGGGACCGGCAGGATTGCACCCGAGCTCAGCACAAAGTCAGTGCCGGCATCGTCCGTAAACATCAGGACATTCGGAGCGTCATCCTTGAGCCAGATGTAGCCGAAGCCTGCGATCTGCGGAGCGATCTGAGTGTTGCGCTCCTGCAGGGTGATGCCGCCACCGCCGATGATCCGAAACTCCTCGTCGACACCAGTGATCTGAAACAGATTCATCGTGCCATTGAGCGAGATCTGGCCAGCGTTCGATGCCGGCGAGCCGATGTTCATGTCGCCATCGCCTGCCGTGTTCTCGAGTACGATGCGGCCTGAGTTGCTGACCGTCATGGCCGCAACGTGAGCCGCCGCCCGGTTTATCTGGATCTCCTGATCGGTCGTGTTGCCTGCTGACGTTACGGCCTGCAGATCTGAGACAGCCGCGGTGTCAGGATCGAAGAGCTCCGTGATCGACACGGACGTAACCCCAGGCTGGATGACGCCGGCAGTCTGCACTTGCCACAGCTTGTCGGATCCGGCCGCGACTCCAGCCCAGACCGTCGAACCCTTCTCGACGTCGCGACTGCCATCCCAGTCAGCAGCTCGGGCCCAGATGCCTGAGGCATTGACACACCAGATGCCGTTCTCGACCGGATCGGTCTGCGCGGTCAGCAGGACACGATCGCCGTCGACGACGAACACGCCCTCATACGGATTCGAGATCCCAGTGAGCGCCGGCACGTTGCTCTCGATGCCGACTACGCATCGAACCTTGATGGCCAAGCTGGCCACCACCCCGTTGAACCTGTCAGTCGAGTTGCTGATTGCCATTAGTCTCTCGTCCCTGTGAGATATTCCAGAATCTCTGGATCGTCCTCATCCAGAAGCGCCTCGAGCAGTCTGTTGGTCTGACTCGCCGGCAGATGGAACATCGTACCAAATGAATTTACGAAGGCCTTGCGGAAGGCCGGGTCGATCTCGCCCTGCATCGACTGGACATATAGCTTGAACAGGTCGTTGGTCAGGCCGCCGATCGGTGTGTTGCCGGCGCCGTACTGGGCTCCTGGGATCTCCCGCACAAACGGGATGCCAGCCATGATCGACAGCGCGCTCTCTTTGAATGCGAACAGCAGGATCTCTTCGGGCTCCGGGTCATCCTCAGGCCAGCGACCGTAGAGCGCGGCCGATGCCATGCCCTCAATGGTGAACAGCAGCAGCATGTCGATCGAGAACCGGATCGCATTGGTCACGCTCATGTCACGCTGGAGCTCCCTCTTTTTCATGTAGGCGATGTTGCCCTTGCGAGCCATGTAGGAGAGCAGCGTAGTCCACAGCCTGATGAACTGGTTTTGCCGAGTCGTTGCGGACAGTGTGCCGCGCTCGACACCGGAGCGATCAGAGAAGAAGCCAGACGTCTGCGCGAGCTCGACCTGCGAGTCGGCGTAGAGGATAGCCTCAGCATCAGTTTGGCCCATTCGGTTGCGGCCTTTCCAATAGCCGGCATACCACGTTGTCAGGTCGACGAGCTGCTGCATCTTTGCAATCGGCCAGAACATCGAGCGACCGAATGCCTCCCATGCCTCGCGCTGGATCGTCGGCAGGCCTTGGCCGTACTCCTTGAGGATCCCGGCAGCGTCGTGGACGTCCTTGTCGAACGCCAGATGCTTCTTGTCGTACCGGATCCGCAGGAAGTGTGAGGCCTCGAACGCATGTTTCCACGCCTTGATCGGGCCCTTCATAATCATGCCGATGCCCATGGCCATGGCCTCGCCACCGATGACCGCCATTGACTGAGCGAAACCAGTGAGCTGCAGCGCAGCGGTGTAGACGTTATAGGCCAGCTTGCTCTTGGTGAAGCCAACCCGAGCCCATGCCATCCATCGTTCCATCTCGCTGTTCGCCGGCAGCTCTCCGACAGCGGAGTCGGTCAGCCAGAGATTGAGCTCCCTGAGTGTCTCGCTGTTGCCAGTGGTTTTCATGGCGTTGCGGAAATTCTTGTCGTTAATCAGGTTCTTGACAAAGTTGACCTCGTTGCCGATGGCGATGTCGCGAGTGATTTCCTTCAGGTGTCGGTCGATGATGTGCAGGCCCAGGTTCACGACCATGCCGTGATTCTTGACGCGGTTGTGCGTGGCGCCTGCTCGAGTGTTGGCGCTGACGTAGACGCCGTTGCCCATGCTGGAGAAGTGATCCTCGAACACGGCCTCCTCATGCCGCTCGCTGTGCTCGTAGTTGTACTTCAGCGGGTAGTAGCCGCCCTGCATGGTGACGGTCTCACCGTCAGATGTCTCCACCGTGAATGGTGTGCTGTCGACCTTCTCCGGTGCGATGCCACGGCGCTCGCGCTGTGTCTCAGCCAGAGCAGGCCAGTACGTGTTGAGATAGTCCCACGTTGCCTGCACGAACGCCCAGTCCCGAGCGGTCAGCTTGGCCAGTGCGGCCATGACCTCGTCCTCAGGGTAGGCAATCTTGCCGTCGATCCTAATGCCATTGAATAGCGCCTGCTTGTTGCCCTCGTTGCCCATGTTCAGGGCGATCGAGAGCACATCGCTATGCGATAGCGTTTCGCCATTGATCTCAGCGAATCCCTTTTTGGCTATCTGCCGGAGCTCCTTGTTGTTGTAGTACTCACGGTAGATTTCGTGCATGTCCGTGATCGCCTTCTGCTGCATCGGGATCAATCTCTCCACGATGGCGCGGCGTATCGGAATAACCATCAGGCGGTTGACTGCACCCCACCCCGAGGCGTCGAGGATGTTGGCCATGACACTCGGGCTGAGCCAGTGACTCAGTCCACTTCTGACCTGCTTGCCGCGGCGCTGCTTCGGTGTTTTCTCACCGATGCCGATGTCGACTACTTCGTTGACTTCGAGGATCTGCTCAGTGAGCTCCTGCGCTGCCGCTTCCATGTCGATCATCTCGCCATTGACCGGCATCTCCAGTTTCTTTTTCGCCTGAAACTCGAGCTGCTTGATGATGTCCTTGAGGCCCTCGAGCTCCTCGATCGTGAGCTCCTGCCAGTTGATGTTCGGATCCATGATCTTTTCGAGGGTGCCGGGAGTGACGACCATCTGGCCAGACTCCACAGCATCGACGAGGCCCTTCAGGGCGCGGTCGATCTCTATTTGCTTGAGCGATTTCTTGGCAAGATCGACTCCCTCGAGGATCGCGAGGATCGGCTCGATGACGCCGAGCTTACCGAGGCGCTGCTGCACCCTGGGCTTGTTGAATTTGCCCAGATAGTTCCGCGTCTTGACCGCGTTGTCCTTGGCCTTCTGTGCTGCCCGGTACATCTCATGGTTGATGACCTGCTGCCGCTTGAAGTTGTAGGCCTTCTCGAAGTCGCCCCGAGCTGCCGCCTCAAATGCGAGTCGGCCAGCACGGCGCTCTGCTGCGAGGTAGACATGCGGCTGCACATCCATGACCCGCATCTTGCCGATCATTGCTCGGGCGCCAGCCTTGATGAGCGCGAGCTCCTCGCGCTTGGGCAGGGTGCCCTTGTTGGCCAGCCTCGCTGCCGTCGCCTGCGTCTTGATGTCCTGCTTAGTCGCACTGACGATCGCCCTGTCCTCTTTCATCAGGCGCCTGAGCTCACGCATCTCCGCAGCAAGGATCGCCACTCTGCGCTCGTTGTGGACCGCCCTGATGGCATTCTCGGACACGGAGCCATCCAGCAGGGGATCTGGGAACAGGACATCCATGCGCGCCTTGGTCTCGACCGTGATCGAGTCCTTCATGTTCGGCATCTCCATGAGAGCCTTGACCAGATCGGTGCCAGCGGCGTAGCCCAGTGCTCGAGCAGCGACGTCGACATCCACGCCATCCTTGACCGAGTAGACCCACGGCTTCGGCAGGCGAGCGAGCGATTCCTTGGATCCCTGCAACAGCTCGAGCAGGGATTCCTTGTCGATCTTGAAAGGCGCGAACTCAGTCGGGCTGCCGTCTGGCTTGGTGCCCTTGGCCAGCAGGAAGAACGCCTGATAAACGCGCATCGCGTGGTGCTCGGCTTCAACCTGGGCCCTGACTTTCTCCCGCTCATCGCGCCACCACACTCGAGACTCGCGGCCAGCCGCCTCCATCAGCCTGATCGTTTCCTTCTCGATGGCGTCGTTGTTGGCTTTCAGGATGTTCTGCTTGTAGACGTCGAACACCCGTTGCGACACACCCATCTGCTCAGCGGTCTGGAAGATCGCGGTGAACTCCTGCCGCTGATTGGCCACAGCAATCTGCTCATCGCTGGCGAGGATCCGGCCCATGACGTCACGGATCTCCTCGGTCAGGATGATGCCGTCAGGCGAGTCACTCTTCATGCGCTTCCAGATCTCAGTCAGCCAGCGCCGGAAGGCGTTGAATGCAGACTGCAGAGCTACGCTCGGAGCGTTGCCCTCCTGCAGGTACTTCTCGAATGACCGGGCCCACATCTCATGGTGCTCGCGCGTGATCTCCTCGCCAGCCTTCACACCCAGAAACTCGAGGATCTTCGCGTAGTCGTCCTTCACCGCCTGCGGTGTAGCGTTGTCCTCGGCCAGATGTCGCATGATCTCGAGGTACAGATGACCGGACTCATGCAGGAAGGTCGACAGGTCCCGAGCCTCGGTCAGCTTGATGATGCCCCGGCGAGCCTGATCGAATGAGATCGCGCCCTTCTTGTTCTGGTGTAGCGTCTGGCCCTCGAGGGCAGCAGCGCGCATCTGATCGGTGATGTCGAGCACATGGACTGATTCCACGTTGTCGTTCTTTTGGCCAGCCACGCCCCGAGCCATCGACTCGTCCTCGAACGGGCCGTTAGTCGTGCGGCCCTGGTAGTCGACCACATACCAGCCGACGCCAGACTGAGATCTCAGGCCAGTCGCTCGCCGGAGATCATGCGTGAACGGCGCACCCTCCTCGAGGAAGATCTCCTGACCGTTGGGCCGCATCTTGGCAGTCTTGTCCAGCTTTTTGACGGACTCGTTGGTCACGTTGATGACTTCACGATCGTAGAAATTCTTGAACCGTGCGAAGCCCTCGCCTACCGCGCCGAGCTCGTCGCCTGTGAGCGTCGGCAGCATGTCCATGTAGTTGAGCTCCAGCCACAGCTTCGCCTCGGCCGCATCGCGTGTATCCTCCTGCACGATCTCCCCGGAGCTGTCCCTGAAGATCTCGGCGTTGCCGTCATAGATCTCGTACAGTCCGGTCTCCTCGTCGAGGATGACATCGTAGAAGTCCTTAACAGACTGGATCTCATTGCGAAGCCGCTGCGCGACCTCAGGCTCCATGGCAGTATCGAACGCGCTCTCTGACAGTGTGACTGTCCGGTCTCCAATCCCCGGCCTGCCCATGGCGAACAGGGTCTCGGTCGTCGGATCGTAGGTCAGGGTCTCGACGTAGGTGGCGACACTGTTTCTGACGTTCGCTTGATCGCCAGTGATTAGCGCGACCTGATCGTAGCCCTCCTCAGCAGCGAGCCTGATGATCCGTTTCATGGCCAGCTTCGGCCAGCCGCGACCCTTGAATGGCCCCTCAGGAACCTTGGATGGCTGCCGCTCGACCGCCTCCTTGTGCCGGATCTTCATTTCCGTTCTGAGACCGACCGCAGCCAGCTCAGGCGTGGCAGCATCCTCCAACGGGATCCTGACTACTTCACCGCCAGCATCAATGAGCTCTTGATTGCCGAACTGCATGACGCTGCCGTCGAGCTCTCTGGCGAACCAGCCAAACTCATTCTGGTCGACGGTGAAGTCGCCCCTCTCAGGCACAGGCCTGATCGCCTTGCGGTATCCATACTTCATGCCCTTCTGGTGCCAGTCGCTTTGGATCTCCTCGACCATCAGGATCCGCTCGCCGTTCGGGCCTATGCGCTCAGTGGTGCGCATCCACGCGAGGATGTTCTTGTACTGGAAGTGGCTGAATGGATAGTTTTCCGCGAGCCCCGGAGCCTTGTCCATGAGCTGCTGCTGCCGTTGATCGACGGCTTTGAAATCAGTGGTCTGCTCGTCAATGATCTGCAGGCCGAGGTTTGTAGCCTCAGCGACAAGCAGGTCGTACTGGGTCTCGGTGACGTTCTCTGCCGTCAGTTTGACCTGACCGTCCGCATCGTATTCCCGACCGACATCGGCGCCCTGCATCTGCGGCTCGTTGGCCGCATAGTCCAGCAGGTCGTCGGCCTGCGCATCACTGAGTACATTCTCCGCGATGCCGTCCTGCCGGAACTCGAACGAATAGATCAGCGAGTCCTCAGGGATCTCCGGCATCTTGAGGAAAATGTCTCGAGGCTCACCCTGGGCACCCGGTAGTGACTGGCCAGCGTAGGCCTGTTGGCCCCTGTGTTGAGCCTCCTCGACGATGATGCCATTGGCGCGGACGTAGTCGATGATCTCCTGCTGAGTCACCTTGCCCTTGGCCAGCATCCATTCCTCGAGATCCAGCCACTCCATCTCGGCCTTGGTCACACCGGGCTGCTTCTTGAGCAGGTTGAGCATCTGCTCTGCCGTGCCCTTCTTTTGCGGCATGGTCTGGGCGCCAGTCAGCAGGCCGGAAGTGAATCCGATCTGCGACTGCTGGTAGAACGTCGATGGCGTACCGACCTGACCCTGACTGGCCAAGCTAACGGTAGAGCCGCCACGCCTGTAGAGCGCGTCCAGCATCCTGACGTCGCCGGCTGAGGCAAAGCCGCTCATGTTGTTGGCTGCGTTGAGCTGCTCGTCCTTGGTTGACACGATGAAGGCCGCCGCATTCATTTCAGCGAACGCCCTGAGCAGTCGGCCGCTGCCGCCAGTGTGCTTGAGCTGTTCCATCTCAGCAGGAGTCATGGCCATGAAGCCGAGAATCATGTGGCGGTTGTTCAGCAGCAGGATGCCCTCGGGATTGCCCATGCGCTGCAGGACAGCCTCGGTGTCTGCCGGGGATCTGATGGTCTCGCCTGTCTGCTTGCCGCGGAGCTTGCGCGTGAATACCTTGACCTGCTTGTTGCGAGCTGCAGGCGTGATCGGCACGTTCGACTGATGCACGTTGCCCTGCCTGTTCATCAGCGTTAACTCAGACTGCGAGGCGCCCATCAGGACATGGCCCTGCACTTCGACACCGGATCCATCCATCAGCTCACTGAGGCGATTGGTGATTCGGCGGTCAGCATCCGATGGCGTGATGATCCCGCTCGGATGGTTGTGTGCCATCCAGACCTTCGCCGCTCCGGGGATGGTCAGGACTGCGCCGGCATACGTCGATGGATACACACTCGTTCCGTCGATTGTTCCACGGCCATGTTCCACGACGCCGACGACATTGTCGTCCTTGTCCAGAACGAGAGCCCAGAATCCCTCGCTGGCGTTGCGTCGGATCTCGGCCAGGACATGCGCAGCGTCGGCTGCCGATGTGACCTTGGTGATGCCAGTCCTGATCGTGCCCTCTTCCTCGACGCGCACGATCGCCTTGTAGTTGGCCACGTTCTCCTCGACACGATTCTCCTGCGAGACCTCGCCAGTCAGGTAGACGTCGCCAGAGTCCTCCCGCACTTGATTGCGGAAGTGATTGACCATGACGTCCTCGATGTCGCGCTTGGTGACGGCCTGCTGTGCTGTGCCGTGAGCTCGAGCTGCGATCTGTGGCTGGAGGTACTGCAGCAGATAGAAAGCATAGTCAGGCAGGAGGACCTGCTGATCGAACGAGATGGCAAAGTCATTCGGGCCCTGCCGTGTCTTGTGCGGGGTGCCTGCAGCCGCGCCGTGCCGGCTGATGTAGAGATCTCCCTCAGCATCCTTGCCGGTTTTCAGTTTCCACGGAGCGGTGCTCGCGTAGACGCCCTCGAGCTCCTTGACTGGCTCAGGCTTGGTCGGGCCAATACGGTACTGGCCGCTCTCATCCAGCACACCGCTGGCGCCGCCCTGAATGTCCTCGATCTGATTGACGAGCTCGACCTCCTCGAGGAACAGCTCATACATCTCGACGCGGATCTCGTCGCCCTGGGCCTGCATCTCCCGAAAATTATCGAACAGCTCGTTGGCAGTTCTGCCCTTCAGGTTGCCGGCGAACTGGCCAATGCCATCGGTCTTGAATGCCTGCTTGTGGACGAACAGCATTTGCCGGAGTCGCACCGCCAGAGCGCCATCGTCGTAGATGTCGATGGATCCACCACCGGCCTCCCAGTGCTTGACGGTGCCCTCGGTCCATGCGATCTCGCCGTACTGCTGGTTCAGCTCCATGTGAGCAGCGCGCACTTCTGCCAGTCTGGCCTGCGTTTTTCTGAGTCTGGCCTCGCCAAATGAACGGACATCCCCGAGCACATCTCGCTCGAGTGAAACTGTGGCGCCCTTGTCCTGCGCGCGTTTCGTGATGTCGACCAGCGTCTTGTCGATGTGGAGCTCGTACCGCTGGAGGACCTGATCGTCGGTCAGGCCTTGGTCGATCCATGTCTGGAGCAGCTCTCGGTCGGCCTTACTCACGACCTTGTTGAGCTTCTTGATGCAATCCTTCAGTGCCATCGGTCCCTGATCTCCATGAAGGCCACTATTGTCGCGAATACGATCTCGTCGTCATCGCGGAGAATACGCCGGTTGAGTGCCTGAGGCGAACCGGGCGGGTGCAGAGCGTCATCAGCGATGACAGGTAGCCAGCCCATGTAGAAGATCTGGCAACCATTCTCGGGCAGTAGTGCTGAGGGGTCAGTCCACCCGAGAGTGTGTAGAGATACGTTCACGACCGGACGACATCAAACGTCCCTGCTCCCGGCACCTTGGTCAGCGTGAACTCGCCGTTGCCAATGACCGAGCCATCGTCTGCGTAGGTCTGCTGCTCATTCGGATCGAGGTCAAATCTGACATGAGTCTCTGCCAGTTTGTTGTCGACCTGACCTGCTTGGAATCTGGACTGCGCCGGGACCTGGGCCGCGGCTGTCGGGTCGCCGTCTGCGCGCGCAGAGTACTCGATGCCGTCGACTGCCGGCGCAAAGCTGAAAAGAAACAGGCCGTCACCGACCTCGGTCATCGCCGCATCCGTGACCTCGAGCGCCAGAGTATCGAGGCGACGGATCCTGATGGTCGGTACGTTACCGGGTGCAGTCAGAGGAACGCCGGGGGCGCTCTCCCAGTACGCTGTGATCGGGACGGCCTTAGACATCGCCTAGCCCCTTGAGCTCGTCGCGGACCTGCTCCTTGTACTGGCGCAGATGGTTAATGCCGAGGTTGATCGCCTCCTTGACCTGACGATTCTGGCCATCCTTGAGATCGACCAACGTGACGATGTTGGCGTCGACCTGATCGCGCTCAGACCGGAGATCTTGTTTCCTGAGATCCGCGTTAATTATCAGCGTCGAGGGCAGCGCGTTGACCAGCGTTTGCAGCGACTCGAACTGAGCTTGAGCCACGGTAGCGCCCTCGTTGATGATCTCGCCCCGCAGGCTCGGGTAGGTCGGATTGTTGATGATGCCGATGGTCTCCCATCCAATCGCAATTTCGTCAATCCAGTCTGTGACCTCAGCGTTGCTGCTGAGCGTGGCCACGGTGCGAATTGCGTCAGCCATGCCGCCCTTGTTGAGGGCGTTGTCGGCAATGATGGCGTCGATGCCAGCTTTCCATGCGTCTGCGTTAGTGCTCATATCGGTGTGTCATCTATGTCAGGGTTAAGTTCGCCGGTCACGAACCACATATCAAGGGAGCCGGCGTCGATGGCCCCACCTGTCGGGTTCTCAAGAGTGAACCGGAGTGTGTTGGCGTCGATAAAAATGAACTGGATCTGCATGTCCTGAATGACGCCGGCATCCTCGAGGAAGCCCCAAGCGATCAGCGCCGTGCCGAACGGGAAAGTGGTGACGGTCGTGATGTCACCGGACACAGTCGAGTTCGAGTTGACGTTCGGGAAGTCCACCGCAACAGGCTGAAATACCTTGATGTTCCTGAAAACTGTGTCGAATCTACGCACCAGTGCCTCCTGTGATGTACCAGCCGCCAGCCCCAACATCGTCGAGCCACAGGTACGCGGTCTCGTTGGGTCCGACAACGAATCCTACGCCGGTCGGAGATGTGAAGCGATTGCCGACCAGACTCAGGACATCCTGATGCGTCAGCGTGATCGGGAATGTGCCGATGTTCAGCAGCATGATCTCGTCGCCTGCCTGAGCGAAGCCAAAGCTGGCGTCGATGCCTGTGATGTTGACCGCGGCCGAGCTCGTCATCCTGACCACGCCTCGCTGGCCGTTGTTCGCAGCGAGCTGCCAGTTGTTTGTATTGACGCCCAGTGATGCCGGCGCCTGAGATCCCTGATTGATGTGGCCGTCGAGCCTCGAGCGGCCCAGGACGCGGAGCGCCTGAGTGCGAGTGGCTCCGAAGGACGGCATTGCTTGGACAAACAAATTGCTGATGTCGTCGATCGTGCCGCCGTTCAGGAGGATCGAAGGACTATTGATTTTGAAGGCTTGCAGGTCAGAGACCGTGTGGCCGGCGACGTTGATGCTGCCGCCAGCGGTCCACAGCACATCTGAGTATTCGCCGTTGAGAAAAACCTCGCGCTGGTTCGGGCCGGAGAACATGACGAACCAGTTGTTACTGTTGGGCACAGGGTCAATGACGCCAAACGATACCGCGTTGACGTTGAAGCCGAGGCCGATGTCTGCAGCCCCGCCGTTGTGCTGCTGGAATGTCCATGTGTCCGTGGCCGATGGCCGCAGGTAAAGCGACTCACCGCCAGCGCCGAATGCGTTGTTCCAGCGCAATGCTGCCTGCGTGTCGTCCCAGTAGTGCAGGATGCTGACAGGCGTGTCACCAAACTGGACACCGAAACCATCGTCGAAATGGATCCACGATCCTTGGAAATCGGACAGCGCGTTGGAGTTATTGAGCAGGAAGTATTTGCCTGTGCCGGCAGACATACTCGATCGGACGACTGCTCGCTCTGTCACACCGCCGAACGTGATGTCGTCGCAGTCAACCAGCGCATAGCGCGTCATTATCTCCGCGCCATTTCCGGGCTGGAACAGTCCCGGCAGGATGTTCTGGCCGTGGATGCCCCGGACTGTGCCGAAGTTGACTGTGCTGCCAGCGGCCGTCGAATACTTCGGCGCCCAGATAAAGCCGGTCATGTTGGTGCAGTTCATCGTTGCACCGTTCACGGTCGTTCTCAGTTGTGGCGAGCCATTGATGACCCCGCTGGTTGCCACCGTGCGAGTGCCGGCGAAGCCGTTGACTACAGTCGGTGCGCAGTTGACCACCAGCGGATTGAGCGGGTTGTGTCCTGCTCCTGAGCCAGCGATGAGCTGCGGAAGTGCCTGCAGCACCGTGTACGCCGCAAAGCCGGGATTGACCGCTGTCGTGATGCTCGGTGATCCACGGAATGATTCGTAGATAAACGTGCCGGCGCTGAATGTGTGTGTGCCTGAGAAGTTCAGGCCACCGCCAATAAAGGCGCCAGTGAATGTCTCGACCGGGTCGTAATCGAATCCGTACACCGCCGTCGAGCTCGAGTACGGGCCAAGCACAACACCAGTGTTGATGTTGATGCGGCCGGCGCCTGAATTCGGGACGTTGCCCTGCAGCGTGATGCCGTCAGCAGGGTTAGTGCCGCCGATCATCGACTGGCCACCAGCGCGACCCAGGGCGAAGAAGTAGTTGATGTGATCGTCGT